GATGTAATACTACCAACCGCAGGTACTAGCAAGGCAATGGCATATGATTTTTATGCAAATGATAATAATTATGCGATTCCTCCAGACGCCATTGTAAAAGTATGGACTGATGTAAAAGCATATATGCAGGATGACGAATGTTTAATCCTTAATGTTCGCAGTTCTATGGGCGGCAAGTGGATGCTTGCAAACACACAGGGCTGGATTGACCAAGATTATTATTCTAATGAGAGTAACGATGGAAATATCGGCATTTTCTTAAAGAATATTAGCGATGATTGGCAAGATATTCATAAAGGAGATAGAATTGCTCAAGGTGCGTTTTTTAAGTTTTTGAGAGCAGATAACGGCAACACTGACAATGTGAGAATTGGCGGTTTTGGAAGCACCAACTAAAATTCTAATTTTAAATGGTAAATAATTAAAAAAGGATAAGAAATGAATTATTATATTAGCGACACCCATTTTGGTTGTCAGAATAAATACGAGGGTAAAACTTTAAAACACGACCAAATAATTAAAAGTAGATGGAATGCAGTAGTTCATAATAATGATAATGTTTATATTCTTGGTGATATTGGTCGAGAAGGCGGCAATAAAGATAATGAATATCTTTGTGAAATTATTTCCACTCTCAAAGGCAATAAGATTTTGATTCAAGGTAATCATGAAAAATTAAAAGATAATAGACTGAGACAGTTATTTGTAGAAATCACACCGTATAAAGAGATTACCGACAACTATAATGGACTTAATCATAACTTGGTTCTATGTCATTATCCAATCCTATTTTGGAACGGACAACACAAAGGAACTATCCATCTTTACGGACATCTACATATGACAGATGAATGGGAAGTATATAGGCAATCTTTACAATATGTAAATGATTTTTTCAAAGACAAGACTTTGAAGGGGTATACCGATTGTCCACCCGTCGCCGCCTATAATGTTGGTGCTGCACTGCCGTATGTTGACTGGACGCCGAGAACATTAAAAGAGATTATTGCTGCCCACGAAAACAACTAAAATAAAAAATAAAAAATTTTTAAAAAATTTCAAAAAACCTATTGACAAGTAAATATTATTGTGATATAATATATACAGTCAAGAGGAAGTATAAAGATATATTCCAATTTACATAACAAATAAGGTTATAAAATATAAAAATAATATATATTGAGAGGATTAATAAAATGATTAATACAACTCGTTTAAGATGTTTTATCGGTTGGTTGGCTTTTTCGTTGCCGTGGATTGTCGCATTAATTTTATGGAGAATTCCATCTTCTATATCATCAACATATTACACACACGCAGGAGCAGTGTTTATGATAGTTCTTGGTGCCGCTTCCGTTATGTTGATGTTCTATGATGGATACGACAAGATTGATGATATTCTGAATACGATAGCAGGAATTTTCGGTTTGTTGATTTGCTTGTTTCCGTGTTGGACTAATACAGAAAAAGTTGGTACATTTCAAGTTCCTGTTGATATAAGTTCAGCAATACACAATATATCTGCAATATGCTTTTTCGTTATACTTGCTTATGTATCCTTGTTTCAGTTTACGAAGAGTGGCGGGAATATGACGGAAAAGAAAAAGGTAAGAAATGTGATTTACCGAATTTGCGGAGTGGGTATGATTGGCGCTTTTGCTATTCTCTTATTACCTTCGTTCCATATTCAGATTTGGCTTGTTGAAATGATTGCCTTGTCTTTCTTTGGTATATCGTGGTTGACAAAGGCAAATGCTTATCCTTGGTTATTTGCTGAAAAATGCGATAACAGATAAATATATAGTGTTAAATACTTGGATGTAAAGTGAAATTCAACCTTGTTCTTGCTATAAAGAACAAACCGTTACAGGCGGTTCTATATTGGGTGTTCGCCAAGCGGTAAGGCACAGGACTTTGACTCCTGCACTTCACTGGTTCGAATCCAGTACACCCAGCCAAATCGAGATGTAGGGTAACGGCTACCCACTTGCTTTGGGAGCAAGGTTAAGCAGGTTCGACTCCTGTTATCTCGACCAGTCCGAAAGGACATCAGTTGGCTATTAATGGGGATGTTCCCCATAACCTTCTCTTGGGTTGCCTAAGCAAGAAATTTATACTCTTCCGACCCAGCGTGGAAAGAGTCGAGGTTTCGTCAATAATGGCGTTTCCGTTATACATCAGTAGCCAAGCATTAATAGGCACTAAGACAATAAGAGCTTCGCTTAATGGAACACTCGGAGGGTCAACTCTCGCTGTAGCGCAAGGCACTACAAAACCAAGGCTGTGAAATCCATTGAAGCTGCGTGAGATTGAAACTGCTCACCTGATGTAATTTAAAGCCAACAACAAAGATTGCCGCTGACCGATATGCGGCATATAAAAGGTCGAGATGTCAATGTGTGAGGCTGCGGAGCATCAAAAAATACCGTATCGCTACTTATCAATGGCGGTTGTTGGAGTAATTAACATTACAATAGAGCTATATATTTGCGGATATATAAGAGATGAAAAGCCCTCTATGCAAGGAGGAAATGCCTTGCAACCAATATGCGCCTATAGCTCAGTTCGGTACGAGCAATAGACTTTTAATCTATGGGTCGTGGGTTCAAATCCCACTAGGCGCACCAATTATATATTAATGGAAGCGAGGTTTGTTAATTTGGAAGAAATTTGGAAAGACATTGATGGCTGGGAAGGATATCGAGTTAGTAACCAAGGAAGATTTATGTCTTTTAAACAAAATCCAGAAGGCAAGTTATTAACGCCGCATTTAAATAAATATGGATATCTTACGGTACACCTAAGAGATAAAAATAAAAACATGGTCTTGCAATGCCATCGACTTGTGTTATTGGCTTTTGAACCGATTTGTAATTCTGACACAATGGAAGTCAACCATAAAAATGAAAACAAGCAAGACAATCGTTTATCCAATTTAGAATGGGCAACACGATTGGAAAATGTACGATATGGAACTGGAATTGCAAGAAAAGCCAAGGCGCAATACAAGAAGATTTTGTGCATTGAATTAAACACAATATTTGATAGCGTAAAAGAAGCAAGTGAAAAAATGCATGTTAATTATGGAAACTTAACAAGTTGTTGCAATGGTCATCTTCAAACTGTTGGTGGATATCATTGGAAATATGTGTGATTTTCACCAACATGCTCGGTTGGTCAAGTGGTTAAGACACCGCCCTTTCACGGCGGTAACACGGGTTCGACTCCCGTACCGAGTACCATATGCTACTGTGGCGGAACAGGCAAACGCACAGGACTTAAAATCCTGCGGTATAACACCATACGGGTTCGATTCCCGTCAGTAGCACCAATATGTCGGTATGTTGGAATAGGCAGACGAGGTAGACTCAAAATCTATTGCCGAAAGGCGTGTGGGTTCAAGTCCCACTACCGACACCAATAATTTTAAAATTTTAAATGGAGCATAATATGATAAATTACTCTATACCAGAACTTGTCAATGAACAAGGATTTCTTACTTGCCCTGTTTGCGGCAAAGAATTTAAACCCAATGATGACACAAAGTATATTGCCACTGGAGGATATACTTGTAGTTGGAAATGCTTTTTAAATGCAGTAAGAAAATCAAACAAAGAAGCAAACGAAAAGTATGCAAGAAATAAACGGTCATAAGGGAGGGTTGCTATGTTCGCTTTTTCTGATTTTTATAATGTTGTTTTTGAAGTTTATTCGAAGGATAAGTTGATTAAAAAACAAACGGCACAAGCGCCAAAAGAAATATTGATGATAAATTTCATGCAAATGGCTGAACAAATTAAAAACGACAAAAGACCAATGAAAATAAAGATGGTTGTCCCAGATGTTATTTGGGACAATTTTGAAAATAAAGAAAGATTATTAAATAACGAAGTGACGGCAAGTAACATCGCAATGATTGATTGGGAAGAGAATGCAAATAAACAGGAGGTATAAAATATAAAATGAAAATATTAAAAGATAATTATGCAAAATCTACAAACGAAACAGAGGTTAAATTCGAGCCTTATCCTCGTAAGCTAACCTGTGAAAACTGTGGTTCTGAATTGGAATATGAAGAGAGCGATTTAAGAATAGGCGCTTTAGGTTGCGTTTATTTAGATTGTCCATTATGTGGCAATGACAATATGCTCGAAGAAAACGAGAAGGCAATCACATTAACAAGAGATAATATTGAATTTCCTACGCATTTCTTTCATACATCTGCAAAGGTTAAAGCTGTTGATGTTTGCAATAATGAACGAATTAAGCAAGAAATTCATCGAGGTATAGATTATTTGCGAAAGCACAAAGATGAGTTTGCGTGGTTGATGCAAACAGGCAACTTGTATGTAGCAATATACAGATATGACGGTACAGACAAAGAATATGAAGTGATAATAAGCAATGATTATTATGATACATATATTCCTTTTGAATCTCAAGACTATTAATTTGTTTTAAGAGGTATGATTTTATGAGAAAAATTGAGAATGAATGTGTTGGCTGTAAGGATGTTGGTCTTCATTGTTTAGGTTTTGGTTGCCCTCATAGAAATGTAACTCACTTTTATTGTGATAGATGCGGAGAGGAAGCTACATTATATAATTATTACGGTGAAGAAATATGCGATGAGTGTCTTTTGAAAGAATTTGATGTTGTAGAAGGCAGTGAAAAATGGTAAAAATTAATAAGCGTTGGAATGAAACAAAGTTGTTGAAAGTTATTAAAAAAGAAATACGAAAAAGAAATAATCTTCGTATTAAATTTGATAAACAAAAATTAGTTGTATCAGCGCTACTCGAAGAATATCGCAAACGGTATTTATATTAATAGAAAGAGTAAAAGATAATAATGGTTGGATATATTTTTTTAGCTATCATCAAAATTTTAGATAATATTGTACTTACTTTTAAAAGCATATCTACCTATAAAGAACAAAAAATTATATCATCTATATTAGTTGTTATTTCGCAACTGATATTTTATTTGGTAATCGACCAAGTAATCGAGGACAATACATTGTTAGCGATAATAATAGTATCACTCTCTTCGGGTGTTGGTAATTATGTGGCATTTGTAATCAGTTCTCGTTTTAAGAAGGCTGCAAAATGGACATTTGTTATTACATCTCATAATCTGAATGACATTCAAAACTTATGTAATTATCTTGCAGAACATAAAATTAAATATATAGCAAATGATGGTTATACAAGAAAAGGCGAACATACAATTAATGTTATGGCGTTTAGTAAGAGTAAAGACGAAAGCAGATTAATTGAAGACTTTTTGAAAAGTACAGGGTCAAAATTTTTAAAGGAGATAATTTAATATATGGATTTATCGAAAATGACAGTAGAAATTAAGTGGCACGAAGATATGTGGCAAGAAATCAAAGATGATGCAATGTTTACAATCGGCAAAAACACAGGTAAATATCCGAACTCAAAATGGAAAAGTGATATTTTATTATCTGAACATTCACCTATTAGAACTGGTAGACTAATTATTAATTGCTATAATGTGCCGTCATTTGTTATTGGACATCTCGTAAGACACAATGTTGGTTTTACCCCCTTTGTATCCTCACTAAGATATGACAGAGCTACATATGATGAAGTACCTAACAGAAATACGCCTAATAGCGTTAGATTTGATGGTAATTTTCAAAGTTTTATAAACATTACAAGAAAAAGAGAGTGCACTTCTGCATCAAAAGAAACAAGGCAATTTTGGAATAAAGTACTACTTGCAGTTAAAGAGTTTGAACCCGAATTGCATAGTAGATGTGTTAGAGAGTGCATTTATCGTGGCGGCTGTCCTGAATATCCCAAGAGTTGTGGATGGTGGGAAGGTTTCTGTAAAAAACATAGCGACTGTAATCTTTTAAACATCCACGAAAGATATGATATTTACAATAAAGATAGGGAGCAAGAGTGATAATGGCACAAGATAATATTACTATTACTTATGATGATGTTCAAAAACCACAGCATTATGCAGATAGCAAAATTGAAGTCATTGATTATATTGAAGATAAAAACTTGGGATTTTGTCTTGGCAATGTAGTGAAATATGTATCAAGGGCTGGCAAGAAACATTCTGCCGACAAGACTGATAAAGAAAAGATGGTGCAGGATTTAAAGAAGGCTCGATGGTATTTAGACCGAAGGATTAAAGAAATTGAAGAAGAGTTATGTGATTAACAACTAATAATGTTATAAAAATAACATTTACAATAATAAACAAAAGTGGCATCTTAGTCAATAATAAAAAACATTATCAAAATTCAAGCGATTGGATTATGCGGTCATATGACCGTATGAGTCAATCATATGACCGCATAAAAATGAGATTTTAAGAGGTAAATATGAGTAAGTATAGAATTAAAAGTTCAAAAGAATTTTCGAAGTTTAGCAAAGAAATAGAAGTATTCAAATACAATGGCAATTTTAATGAAGAAAATGTGCCTGATTGGTTTGTTGAAGCAATTAAAAATGGAACAGTAGTCCACTTTGATAAGGTTGATAACAAAGATAAGCTATTTATTTTTCCTCACGGTGCCATTGTAGAAGACGGATATTATATCGCCAAAAAGATTAACAGCGGCATTGGAGTTTTAACTAAAGAAATGCTTAATGAATATTACGACAAGGTTGATTAATCCTTATTAGGAATCATTCCTAATTTTAAAGCATAAACATTTAATCACTGGATATACTTAATATTAGATATTAACATCAATGCTGCTCGTACATCCAGTATCGTAAAAAAAGAAGTCCTTATAGAAACAATCTATAAGGACTTCTTTGCGTATATACATAGTGTTGTGAGTGCTTAAAAGATTATAACATCGCAATGATACTTTATCAATACTTTTAAATGCGACCTTGACGAGACATTTGCATCATCATTTCAAGATAATCTCCAGCTCTGCCATTTTCTCCAGACACTTCAATCTTAATTCCTTTCTTCTCATTCAATTCTTTTTTAATCTTTTCATATTCTATTCTGTCTCTAGTTAAAACAGATGCAGATGCGACTAATAATACATCACAATCTTTTACTTCCTCAAGGTTGGTTGTTTCGCCCAATACTTCATATTCATAATCAGTAGCATGAAACATGCAAAGTAGTCTTTGTGCTGCTTTTCGGTCATTCTCTTTTAAATAAATCATAGCTCTTGTGTTGTTTTTCATGATGTAATCACTCCTAATTAGAATTAGTCTAATGTTTTGATGAATTCATAATACTCGGCAACGCTCAATTTACGATATAAATCTTGATACTCGACAAATTTATCAATGTTATATCCTTTTTGTAAAACCTCATTTCTTATCTTATCCATTTCTTCTGCAAACTCTTCATTGTTTACCCTAGCTCTTGCATACAAATCAAAAACCATTACATAATTCTTTGCAAGATTAAATAAGTCTCTATTATTACCCATATGAATCACTCCTTAAGCCTATTATATCAGCATTTAAAGCTGTTTTCTCTCATTTAAAAATTTTGTTTAAATAGTATGCTCCAACTGGAGCAGGAATGTTAAGCAAAGTATAGGTAAGTTTTAAACCCATTTGAAAATGGGTTTATATAAACTTAATTTTAAATTCTTTGTTCAACACATCAACTTTTATTTCATCAATTACCGAACGCCACAATGCTCTTTTTTCAACAGAAGTTAGAGTATCATAAATATCTTTCCAGCCACTATTCAAAAAATCATATAAAGGAGTCAAATCATGTTTTTCTGGAAGTTCTTCTTGAGCCTTTTGCAACTTCTTTTGCAATCGTTCAAACTCATAATCATACTCTGCCTCTTCCATTCTGCCTTTACGCCAAGAAATATTTAACCGTTGTATTTCTTCTTTTATGCTTTTAGTGTCAATCTGTGGTTTCTTTTCTTTCTTAATATCCAATTCATATTCGCAAATGTAATCTTCAATTTCTTCTTCAATTGATTGTATTAACTTTTGCTCTAATTTAATTTCACTAAATGTCCCTCTGGATGTACATTTGTTAGCCATAGCAGACCTGTTACATCTATAAAACAAATATGTCTTTTCGCTACCATCTGCCAAAGGGAAGCGACTAGAATGAGCAGACAGTTTACAACCACAAATACTACAAACCAATAATCCACTAAAAATATAATCTTGATTCTTTTTATTTTTACGAGCTTTAACATTTTTCTTCAACATTTTTTGAATTCTATCATAGCGTTCTTTTGTAATATAACTACCACCCCAAATATAATCATCTACACCACGATAATGTCCGTAATAATACGAATTGGTTAATATATTGCTTATCAACTTATATTCCACTTTAATGTCGTATTTATCTTGTACAAAATATAGTGCCGCTCTTTTGGAGTTAAACAATTCAAAGTTATCAAAAATATCATCAACAATATGAGATACGGTTTTATCCTTAACAACCCTTTTAATACCATCTATCTCTTTTACCTTAAAACCATATGGTTGAGAACCAGATATAGCTTCTCTATTTTGAATTTTATGTGCAAACACATAGTTGATACGCTCACTTGTTTTGTCAGCTTCGTCTTGCGCTAACATAAGATAAATATGAAGCTTCCAACGACCATCACGAGTGGTTGTATCAAAATCTTCTTCGCTACATTCCCAACCAATACCTTTGTCGTCTAAAACAGATTGCGCCTTGTAATACTCGCTGATATTTCTAAACCATCTGTCTAAACACTTGAAAATAATCATTTCAAATTTGCCCTTTTTAGCATCTTCAATTAGTCTCAAATATTCTTTCCGTTTACTTGTTTTCTTACGAGCAGACTTACCATCATCAATATACCAATCTACAATTCTATAACCGTGTTCGTCTGCATATTTCTGTAAACCTTCTTTCTGTGCTTCAATAGAGAAACCGTGTTTTGCTTGCTCATCTGTTGACACCCTAATGTAAGCTGCTGTTCTGATTACTTTACTTGTGTCAAAGGCTCTTTTGATTTTTCTTTCTTTGTCAAATGTGGTCATACGCATCATCCCTTACCAATTTTTTCTCATAGTAACATATAAGGTTATACAATATAATAAATATAGTATAACAAACAAATAGAGGTGTTGCTATGAATATTGAAAAATTTTTTGAAACATTAGGTATTTTAGTTGCAGAAAAGAACAATGCAAAACTCAAATCATTTAAGATTAAAAGAAAAAACAATGTTCTTTCTAACAAATAAAATATTTATGTTTCTAAATATATTATACATTATCTTAAACTACATATCAAATAAGGTAAACCATATGATATAATGTATAACAAACGATAGGGAAGAGGTTTGAGGGAGGGGAAGGGAGGTCTTTAGTATTATTAGTTATAAGCCATTATTCAAATTATTATTGGATAGAGACATGACCAAAACTCAATTACGAGAAGCAGTTGGTTTCAGTTCTGCTACTCTTGCTAAAATGACTAAGGGAGAGTATGTTTCTTTAGAAACAATAGATAATATATGTCAACATCTCGAATGTAGAGTGGAGGAAGTGATAGAGGTTCTACCGATTTATAACGATAAATAAAAATCGTAAAAAAAAGGACACCAAAAAGTGTCCTTAATTTATATATTTATAATTTTAACAATCTGTCGCCCCAACAAATACATCTAATGTCTTTAAATATGCATAAGCATCTTCAACCGTCATTGTTGGATTATATGCGACTTCGTATGTTACTGATTTTCGATAAGGCTGATATTCTGCGTTCTGTTCAAACTGCCTTGCTTCTTCATCCGTATAAGATAAAACAGCAATAGAGTTCTGCTTGTTCACTGTCTGCTGAACAAATAAAATGCGATGATAATTAGTTCTAACTCCATCTTCCTGTCTAATTTCCTTATAAAGTGCCATATCTATATCTCCTTTATTCTATAAATTTATTTTTTTATATTTTTCTTACGAGAATGTTATAGTGCCACTCCAATAAACGCCAGTTGCGTCATTGTTTGTCGCATTTGTAGTTGTAGAAAATTTCGCCGTTACAACAACCCCAACATCTTTGATTAAAATTGTAGTATAGCTATTAGGGCTTACTGGTGTAGATGCAGTTGAGCCGTGTGTATATTTGCTACCCTGTCGTAAAGTAAGTCCACTCACACTACTTGCGGTAACTGTAGGATTTCCTATGATTTGAGAAGCAAAAGGAACTAAAAAGGTTACATCTTGACTTGAATTAGTAACATAACCTGAACCTCTAAAGTTAAGACTTACGCTATCGCCAGCACGATAATAGGGGCGATAACTTGTATTTCCAGCCGATGCAATACAATGAAGCACATCTTCGCCGTAAATATGTGCATTACCATTTCTATTGGCGTAACCGTGATAACCAACTATAGTATTGCCAGACGAACTCATGCTAATCAAGCTCTGAGCCTCTCCAGTTGTAGGATGAATACCAGCTATATCTTTGCCAGTGTCTATAATAATTTTATCGGAAACCTCTAATACGCCATCAATTGTTGTATCTTTAAGTTGTGCCATATTAAACCACCTTTCTTATCTTTCAATTATTTCTCCAAAATGAAAACTTGAATTACCTAAAATTAAGCTATCATCTTCTATGAATTCAGAAGCATATACCGTACCTGTATTTTCAAAACCAACCACTTCATCGGTTTCTACAAATTCAACAGCTTCACAACTCTTAGTAGCTTTATAAATTAAGATTTTCTTTTCCTTCCAAATAGCATATAAAGTTACAGAACCACCGTTTTTAGTAGCGTCATATGCGTCGCCAATATAATAGTTTGTACCACCTGAGCCCGTTGCGCTTGTAGACCAGCATTTAAAAACACAATTTGCTTTTGAAATATTGGCTTCTGGAATCATTACATCAACATCAGTTGTTTTAGTAAAACTTGATGGAACAGTGCCAGTTCCACCATTTATATTAAAGTTAACTGTATGTGTCCAAGGTGTCCAAATTGCATATAATACAATATCGGCATTAGCCGTGTAATTTGCTCCTGCTGCATAGCTAACCGTTGTAGTATCTTCCGAAAGACCCCAACCTGCAAAAGTATATCCATTCTTAGTGGGAATTGTAGTTCTTAATTTAAGTGTTACATTTTTCTGTTTAATCTGCGAATTAACTACAGTACCACCATTGGTATTGTAAGTTACATCATATTCAGTAATTGTTGTTGCCGTACTCCATACCGCATATAAAGTTACAGATGCATTAGCCGTATATTTAGCTCCAGCAGTATACGAAACAGTTGTCGCAGTAGAGCTTGTTGCCCAACCTTTAAATGTATATGTTGTCGTTACGCCATCTTCAATCATAGAAGCCCTTGTCGGTTTTGTAGAAGAAAGCGTTAATGTAACACCATGAGTTTTTGTCTGATTAGACGGAGCACCCGTGCCACCATTAGCATTATACTTAACGGTATATGTAACTGCTTGCCATACAGCGTAAAGCGTAACATTAGCATTTGCTGTATAACTTGCACCTGATGCATAAGCTACACTCCCACTTGCAGAGGTCGCCCACCCTTTAAACGTATATCCTGTACGAGTTGGTTTTGTTTTGGATAGCGTCAAGGTCTTTCCATAATATTTCGACTGAGAAGCAGGTGCTCCACTGCCGCCATTAGCATTATAAGATACTGTGTACTTTGTCAAAGCAGGAATAGTATAACTTGTATTAACGGTCATTGTGCCGCCAACTCTATCAATGTTCGTGAGTTTAGCAGCTACATATCGTTTAGAAGAACTTGTTCCTCTCGTAAATGTATAATCGTATTCTTTTAATTTAACTTGGTTCGAAGTAGACCATCCACTACCAGAAGCAACGGTTGTATTAATATTTACTGCCCCTACAGATGTAGTTGCACTTGTTGCATTGTCATTATAATAAAGTGTGTTATTAGAGTCGTCTACCGAATATTTACTCCAAAACCACACTTCGGTATGTCTTGTCGTTTGAGTATTTGTATTAGTCAGTTTAACATATATACCAATACGCCCATAACCGCCAACAATACCACCCCAAACAATTCCGCTTGGTGCTGCCATAAATCAATCACCTCCAAGCATTATTAAGCAAATGTAATTTTGAGAACACCATCTGTTGAATCATATTCAAGTGTTGCACCACCTATTTTTAAAGAACCAACATTGACAATACCAGAAAAATTACCACCACCAGTCATTGTCATAGTGCCAACACCAGTAGGGTCAGATTTAGTCATATATGTGTCTTGATTATGTGTGTGTACAGCCGCTAACGATTCGACTGTAACAATTTTGTCTTTTACTGCCGCCATAATTCATTTCCCCTTTCTATTAAATACCAAGATATGTTTCTACTTCAGAAACAGTGGCTACTCCACTGCCAGAGAATGTTGTTCCATTAAATGTAGTTGCCGTAACCATTTTGTCACCTCGTTTAAATGTTACATCGTTAACAGATATAGTTCCGTCACCACTTTCAATAATGCGAGAGGAATAATCGGTATTGGTACTTGCATTGCCATTCGCATCATAATAATGAAAATCAATAAAACCACCATAACCTTTGAGTGAACCGCTCTGATTTAACTCAATACTGGTCGGAGTCTTGTCCATTTTATTATTCAACTGAGTCTGTACATTAGATGTAACACCATCTACATAGTTAAGTTCAGTAGCAGTCGCGGTAATTCCTAAATTAGTCAAAGCTGCTGTTGCCGTTGTTGCACCAGTACCACCCTTAGAAATCGGAACGGTAGGTAATCTATCCGAAGACAGAGTTCCAGATGTAATATTTGTAGCAGCATGATTATGTGAACTTGCAGCTTTGCTATTTAACTGTGTCTGAATATTAGAAGTTACTCCATCAACATAATTGAGCTCGGTAACTGTCGCAGTAATACCATCTAATGCATTTAACTCGGCAGCCGTAGCCGTGACACCCAATTGTGCAAGTGTAACGCCGTGAGGGTTCGATTTATTAGATGTATGAGAATCTAAACTTGTCTGTGCCGCACGAGAAGTATCGGTAGGATGCTTATGGTCGGAACGAGCAACAGTAGAAGCGGTACCAACACTTGCAGTACCATCCATAACAGGAGTAGTTGTCGAATAAGATACATGAGTACCGTGGCTCGTGTTGGCTTTACCATCTAATGTAGTCTGAAGGTTTGTAATATTAGCAATAGTATGAGTGTGGCTTGAATTAGCCTTGCCAGAAAGCAGAGTATCAACTTCTGTCTCAGTATAATAAGTATCATTGTGGTCGTGACCACTTACCGCCTTGCTGTCTAAGGCACTTTGTAAACCATCGACATTAGAGATAGTGTGATTGTGGGAAATATTCGCTTTCGTAGAGACAGCGTTATTTGTATATTTTTTAATTTCATCAACAAGAGTTGTCAGGCTTTCATTTGTAAAAATTTTAGTTTCCATATGAAACCTCCTTTATAGTTTTATGACCTTTTACATTGTACAAATTGCCATAATTATAAAAAACGCCATTCGCACATTTGTTTTCTGCATTTATCATCCTTGAATTATCAATATCATAATTTACCCAAGTATGATTAGTTGTTGTAAAATAAATTTTTGCTTCATCTAACATTCGAAGTAAAGTTTCGTCATTTGGAAGTTTGTCGGTTTTTGAGATTATTCTTATTTGCTTATAACCTTCTCTTTTAATAACGCAATTACGAATAATCTCTTTTTGATTGAATTCTTCTCGTGTTAATCGTCCGTATTTGACATTCAAATCGTGCCCAGAACCATCAAATTCTATAATAATGCGTTCATTTGGTAAACAAATATCTGCATCATAATATTTAATAGGGTAGTTTAATTCGCCACCATATAAATTATACAAATATAATTGTTGCTTTGATGTTTTTTGAGTGCCGTTTTGATAGTATGACTTAGAAATATTTTCTCTGATTTCTGGCGATTTAAACGGATTATCTACTCCATATCGTTCATTGAAAATATTTGCTATTTTATCTTTAATTTTTTGAAGTTCCATTGGATTGTCAACGCCGTATCGTTCACGAAATGTTTTTAATTGTTTTTCCTTGGATTTCTTAGACATTCCAGCGTTTTCAACGCCGTATTTTTCTAAACATGTTTGTTTGATTTTTTCTTGAATCTCTTTAGACTGAGAAGCATATTCAACCCCATATCTTTCTAAACATGTTTGTTTCATCTTTTCTTGGAATTCTTTTAGTTTTAATGGTTTATCAACCCCATAAAAATTTATACAAGTTTGCCTTGACTTCTCTTTAAAAACATTGTTTTGAAGAGGATTTCGAACTCCATATCTTTTTAAGTTCGTTTGAGCAATTTTGATGGCACTACATTCTTTACAGGAATAGCATCCAGTCTTTTCGATTGTAGTTGTATAATCCGCATATCTAACCATCATTTTATTTTTATTACATATATCGCACAACACTTCTATTTTTACATCGCTTCGTTTAGACAAATCTTCAACTTTTACAATTAAAGGATGACGATATTTTGCATCATATCCTAAACTTTTATAATGTGAAATTGATTTTCCAATAGGTATAACCTCAACTTCTTTTGTTAAAATTGGCATATTGTTCTCCTTTGTCCGCTATAATTTCTTTGTATTTCAACATAGACTTTGTTAATTCAGGCGTATCCTCAAATAAATAAACATCTTTATTTTTTATTTTTAAATTATGATGAATTCTTTTAATTGGAATACCGTTCATCATAAGATATCCTGCAAGTTTAAGTGAAAATATTTGTTTGTACATTTTATTATTTTTCATTTATTTATCCTTAAGAAGATTCTTAATTTAAATTATTCTTGTTTTAATTTGCAAAAAGAGTGCGAATTTCTGTCGATGTAATTTCTGCAATTCCATCTAATTTAGTCTTATCTGTGTCGCTCATAAGACCAGAAGAAGTCTGTGTTGCATTAGAGTAAGTAGTATTATTGTCATTTCCCCAAACAGCAGTGCCGTCAGAAGCCCAACGAAGAATCTGACCGCTCGAACCACCAGCAGGAATATGTTTGTTACCAGCAGTGGTAGGATGCGTATAAACTGTATTAGCCGACGAAATTGTGATGCTGTCACCAGTAGAATCAGGAGTAATTGTTACATTATTACCAGCTACAAGAGTAAGAGTATCAGTCTTCGAATCAGCAGAAATAGTCGTTGAACCAACTACCACATTACTAAAAGCATTCTGGTTGGGTTCTGCATTAGAGGGCGCATGTGCAGAGTCTGCGTGAGTTTTTGCCGCATTCCAATTGGTTCTCTCTGTGCTTGTAATATGAGCAGTTGTATTACCAGTATGAGAACTTAAATCCGAAGCGTTAGCCTTAATCGCAACTGCTTCGTTTAATGTGTCGATTTCAGCATCTGTATATGCTTTTGCGGAAACGAGAGCGCTATTTGCAGCACCTTTAGACTCAGCATCAGTAATGCCATAACCCGCAAGAGTAGTAGGATTGGTACCAGCAGTGATATGACCCTGAGCATTTACTGTTACACTCTTATATGTTCCAGCAGTAATACCAGAATTAGGATGAGTGTAATTGTTCGCATTAGCAGCAATACCACTTAATTTAGTTCTTTCAGCAGCAGTAAAATGAATATCAGCGTTATCAATGTGCTCTGCTAAATCTTCACTTACTACATCTAAATTAGCTTGAACTGCATTAGCCTTTGCTTCGGCGGTGCCTAATGCATCATAAGAAGAATCGTGATTATGAGAGGAATTAGATTTTGCAGAAAGAAGAGAATCTACTTCTGTTTCAGTATAATAAACATCATTATGATTATGATTGTTGTTAGCCTTAGTGCTTACTGCCTCGTCAACATAAGCCTCAGTAGCAAGACCAGAAATCGAGGGAATAGAGGGTTTGTCGGTTAAATCATTATAACTACCACTAAAATTAGACTTTGCATTCCAAGTCGCTTTTTCGGTATCTGTTACAAGTCTATGAGCAGAATCTGTAGTTAAATCAGAAAGAGCGGAGGGAATGTCAATTGCACTAATCTGTGTATCTACATAAGTTTCAGTAGCCAATCCGTCAATTGAAGGAATGTTAGGCTTATTGGTTAAGTCGTTGTAATTGCCTGAGAAATCTGATTTAGCGTTCCAAATGTTTCTTTCGGCATCTGTAATATGGAGTTCTGTATCACTTGCGTGAGAATTTAAATCAACAACATTAGCCTTGTTTGCAATAGCCGCATTAAGAAGGTCAATCGCATCTTGATTATCTTCGATAGCAGACGAAATTTCACCAATACTATTAAGAGTATCACTTGCACCTTCACCAACCAAAGCATCAATTTTAGCATCTGTATAAGCATTGGCAGACGACAAAGCGCTTGCGGCGGCACCACTCTCGTCATATACGCCAATATGTGTATGGGAAGAGTCTGCTTTGTTAGCAACAGTCGTGGAAAGTTCACTTAAAGCAGATGTGGTTGCATAGTCTATATGCGAATGCGAAAGTGCCGCATAATCTTCGTCGTGGTCATGAGATGCAGGAGAGTATTCGCTATGATTATGTGATACAAGAGCATAATCCGTGTGTGTATGACTTATATCTGCTTTGCCGCTGACTGTATCTTCGAGGGTATCAAAAGCGGTCACTGTTGCATAATTCGTATGAGAGTGGTCAACCATAGAATAAATTGTATCGTGGTTGTGACCAACAGTTGAATATGCGCTATCGTGATTGTGGTTTATATCAGCATAATCATCATTATGATTATGGTCGCTTGATGCCGCACCTATTTCCGAAGCAGTATGAGAGTGGGTGGTCAACGAGTAATCATCATGAGTATGGGCTGTTTCAGCATAGTTATTATGCGTATGTGTTGTTTCTGCATATTCGCTATGAGTATGAGAAGCCAAGGCGTAGTCGTCGTGAGTATGAGATGCGTCAGCTTTTGTATCAACAACATCCTCTAACAATGCCAAATCATCAGACGAGACATAACTATCATGAGTATGGTTTGATGCCGCATATTCTGTGTGAGTGTGGTCTATTTCGGATTTGTCATTTAGAACTTCGTCTAACCACCGCCCAAAAATAGCAACATGCATTCCATTGTACTGCATTGCCTCTTCAGGTGTAGTATCAACCCATACGCCATTTTCATACTTCTTTCTAAACATTAAAGAAGTATCAAGTTCATCAAGCGGAATATGGTCTGGAGAAATAATCTCTGTTTCGCTTTCGTAGACAAAGGTACAAATGCCTGTTGTTGTGTCAATTATTGCGTAATAATACATAAGAAAAACCACCTTTCAATAATATTTTATAATGCGTGAAGGTCATTTTAATACGACCTTCACGATATTTTCATTCACCCTTTCAATGACCCTATAAGTGTCAAATCCTCTTTCTGTTGCGGTTGCAACACCTTCGTCAGTACACTTACAATAGCCATCTATTTCACAAGTCCCGTCATCACGAACAGATAAGACACCCATCAGTCCAATTGCATCCCATTCAGAGCGGTCTTGCCTATGTGTATATTCTCTATCTTTATCGTAATTAGGATTTACTTTATAAAATGAATATTTTTGGGTTTCGCCAGTCTCTTTGTCGATTTCTTCAACATCTTCATAAACAAATCGTCCCCATTCGTCCATTTCATACTGCCCCAACCAACATTCATCATTGTTTCCAAGTACACATGGATTTCCACTAACAACTCCTAAAATATAATCGCCTTCTCTTGCCTTGCGAATATATCTACCATTGTCAAATGTGACAAAATATCCAACTCTATCCTCGTTGTTTAAGTTTTGGTCTGCCCATTCAAAGAACTCAGCATAGTCAGCACCAGTCGACTGATATGCGGATTTACCAATAACTTGCCCAAGTCCAGTTACTCTAAATGCATTGGATTTAGTAGCAGATGTTCCATTTCCTATTACAAAAGCCGTGCCAGCGCTTGTACCACTGATGGTGTATGCTGCGGCTTTAGATGTGTCATTGTAATGTCCTTGCGCATGTTGATAATTTAATGCTGTAGTATAGCAACCCTCAGCGTGAGAAGCAATGCCCGAAGCTGTTGTGTTGCCACCTTCTGCGTGAGAAAATTGTCCAGATGCCACAGTAGCACCGCCTTCAGAATGCGAACCTTCCCCAGAAGCAACTGCACCAAAACCTTCTGCATGTGCATAGTCGCCAGAAGCCTCGGTAACATTGCCTTCGGAATGAGAACAGTAACCAGAAGCTGTCGTCTCGCCACCTTCAGCATGAGATGCGTCACCTGAGGCAGTTGTGCCTCCACCCTCAGCGTGAGAACTTTCACCAATGGCAGCTACATTATATCCAACTGCCGATGAATAATTGCCAATTTCTGTATCGCTATCTCTGTTGATACTAAGAGAGCCCGTACCAACGGGATTGGATGCACTTATAAAACCGCTTAAATCAATAGATTCATCGGGAACCAAATACAACTCCGTTTCGCTAATATTGCCAGCGCCAAGTTCACGGTCATATTGTTCCTGAGTCATTTTATTTATTTTTAAAGTCGATAAGTTTTGTGTAATCAATTTAACATATCTCCTTTCTAAAATTTATTTCTTTTATCAAACAATTCATGTAACTTAATATTTAATGTTTTTTTATTTATTATATCTTTATTAGTTATTAACAAGCGATAAGATAACCTTATCGCTTACTAAATAATATGTTTCTTATGTCCTGAGCGCACATCTTCAATTGATGATTTCGCATATATCATTGTCGTATCAATGCTCTCATGACCAAGCAATTTACTAATGTCGGCAATTGGCATTCCGCTTTGCAATGCCATTGTTGCTGTAGTATGCCTTAAAATATGTGGTGTAATATGCTTCCCAATATTATTTGATGCTCTGTGCGCAATATTGCGCACAATCTTTTCAATCCCATCTTTGCTAAGATTTTGATATGGTTTCTTCATAGAAACAAATAAATATTCACAATCATCATCTCTAGATTCAAGATACTTTATTAACGCAACTTCAGCTTTAGCATTCAGAAAACTAATTCTATGTTTTCTTCCTTTACCAAATAAGTGTACAGATTTTTCATACCAATTTACATCAGATTTTTTAATAACTATTAGTTCCGACACCCTTGCGCCAGTGCTATATAAAAATTCTATAATCGCTCGTTCACGCACCGTTTCACAAGCCATTCTCAAATATTCCAACTCCACTTGTGTTAATGCCTCTCGTGGCTTCTCTTCATATTTAATCGCCGCTATGTTTCTTGCAGGATTATCTGAAATATACCCCTCGTTATATGCCCAAGCGAAGAACCTTGTAATATACTCTCTATATTTATCAATAGTGCGATGCGACACACTTTTTTGTTCTTGATATGTATAAAGAAATTCTCTTATTTCATTTGCTGTAATAAATTGCGGTAACTTTTTAACCTTCTTAAAGAATACATTTAAAATTATTCTATAATTTTCCAATGTTCCGTTAGATAATCCTGTCATTTTTTTGCAAATCAAATAAGTCTTCGCAATTTCTGGCAATTCCCCTTCGTAAGTATCCAAGTCCGCTTCCTTCAATCTTACATCATAATTCATTATTACTTGGTCTAAAATTCTTAATGTCGTAGTAATATCAACCTTTTCTTCACTCGAAAGCGCTACTAAAAAATCATTTCTCATTTGTTCATACATAATACATTTCCTCCAAAAATCTTTGAAAGCATAAGCTTCCGTATATAATATGTATCATATATTAAACTATTTTTCTAGTTCGCTTTCTTCTGAGATTGAAGAAATAAAGGATGAAATTGGAGGCAATTATACAAATGCACTCCTTACTGCTGTTTCAGAGATAGACATATCGCAAATATTAATAGGAACAGACGGCAGTGTTGGTTATTTGAATAACACTCGTATAAATAGTTCTGGGATTTATGTTGAAGCTAATTGTGATACAACTGGTTTAATATCTGGTACTGTTGGAGATACAATTAGATTAAAAAATATTACTATGTATATAGACTCATCATTTGGTCATGGTAGTATTGCTTTCTTTTCATCTGATGGAACATATATCACAGGTGCGAATCTTATGGAGGAATTAAGTTCTTATTTTAATGCTGTCAAAGATTCGTCTAATAATATTATTCAATTTACTATTCCTCCTTATGGTGATATTGGAATGTTTAGGATTACCTGCCAAGATATAAATGAATCTTCAGTTATCACTGTAAATGAAGAAATTATTGACACCGACGATACCAGATTTACTGAACTAGAGACTTCGGTAACTGCATTAGATGCAAGAGTTACTGCATTAGAAAATACAGATTCCAATGAAGATATTATTCCGTCATATTGGCAGACAGCCCTTGAAGCAGGAGCGCAGGAGATAAACGAAAAGCTCTGTACCGCAGGAATGAATAAGTCCGCATTTCTTTTCTATTCGGACAGCCATTGGAACTACGGCTCGCAGATGTCACCCACTTTGCTGAAATATCTGTACAAGCACACGGGAATGTCTAAAACATTCTTTGGTGGTGATATTGTCAACGATGAAGCAACCGACTATGACACGATGGAATACTTGTGGGAATGGCGCAAACAGCTTAAAGACCTTCCGAATCATCATAGCGTTGTTGGAAATCACGATGACGGGAATTCCACAAATAATCTTTTTTCGGAACAGTATATTTACGGGTACCTACTTGCAGCCGAGGAAACGAGTGATATAGTTCATGGTGGTGTGACTTGGTATTACATCGACAATGGCGCAGAAAAGACAAGATACGTATTCCTTGACACAGCATACAAGGGTATGACTTCCGACCAGCAGGAATTTCTTAAACAGGCATTAATTGGTACGGCAGAGGGTTGGCACATCGTTGTTGTGTCGCATATTTGGTATTTGCCTGATTACAACCAATACGATGTTAGACCGATTCCTTTGACGGGATTGAGTACAGATGCTTCAACAGTTACGGCTATGCTTGATGCGTATAATTCCCGTACAGGTGATTATGCAGATTGCGGTGCAACCGTAGAATTTTGCATTGGCGGTCATGTTCACAGAGATTATGTAGGAGCAACAACGGGCGGCATTCCGATAATTCTTGTTGAAACAGACAGTATGCACCTGCGAAGTGATTTATCTTACACGGCAGGAACAATAACCGAAGCATCTGTCAACGGCATTGTTGCCGACTATAACACAAACAAAGTCAATGTTGTCCGTGTTGGTCGTGGTAGTTCGTTTATCGTTGACCTTACAACAGGCGGTACGGAAGAACCTGACACACCGACCTATACTAATCTTATCCCCACGGCTGTTGATATTGACGGAACAACGATATACAACGGCAAGGGATTCAAGGAAAATGTAAGAATGTCAGGAAGTAGCGGACAGTTTCGAGATAACACAGGTTCTTGTTGTACGGGATATATGGCTATGCCGAGCGGTGTATGTTGCAAAATATATCTGAAAAACATCGTCAATAATTCTAACGATAATTATGGTTGTGTGTTTAATTTATTTAATGGTACGGGTGTTGCGATAACTGACAATTTTGACTATGAAGCGTTGACAACAAACCAAACATATATTGACGGTTATAAACCTGAACTTGATGAAGATGGAAATATCGTCTATATAGAAGTCGACAATACAAGCGGAAAATATACGCATATGGTTGTCAGTGCTGTCACCATAGACGAAACATCCATAATCACTATCAATGAACCCATCGAATAATTATTACGAAATACAGAAGGAAGCCACCTTTGATGGTGTTCCTCTGTATTGATATTGTGTTTTACTCTATTGACTCCTTATGCGATTTCTTGATTCTTTGTCAAAATTAAGTTCGCACCGCTACCGTAACCCGTTAAACGAATATAGTCACCCGTTCTTGTGAAATCGGATTTAAGTGTCAATGTCAAGTTCCCATCACCATCAATCGTTACATTGATACCCTGCGCCGTTTGATTGGAATTAACCGCACCAAAATACAAACTATGAGAAGTGAAAGATTGTGCGGAATTGTAGAAACAGATGATATTCGAACCACTTCCATTAGATGAGAAATTAACACCTGATGTCCTATAAACATCACCGACAACACCCAATTCGATAAAGCCTGTGGTAACATTGCCCGTACTATTTTTAGTCGTGCCTGCGGAAGAAGACAATCGTGTATTGTCCATATAACCTACGGTGTCAATAAGATTGACGATAACTTCTTCGGTTTCCTTTTGCCACAAAACCGTGTCGCCTTGCATAATTTTAACAATATTCCCCTCGGGAATGCTCATACCTTTTACATTTGAGAAATTCACGCAATCACCACCGCTTTCGTGACAGTAGAACCATCTTCAAGCTCGAAAGTCCAAGTTTCCGTCGTGTTTGTACTTTCACTCGTTTCGATTGCACCATATGAACCCATGCCCATTGCTCTTGCGTGGTCTCTCTGCTGTCCATCCCAATCGTGATATTTGTTGTAAAATTCTCGCATGGTAAGAGCTTCAATTTCACCTGCATCGACCTTTTCTTTTACATAGGAGAGAATATCTCTATATGCCGTGGTAGAAAGATTATAGGAAGCAGTTGTTATGTCTTCGACATTGTGAGTAAACAATCCAACAATATAATTGTTCGTTATTGCGTTATCAACAAAAGCTCTGTTTGCGGTAGTATCTTCGGAAAGAACACTTGGGCTAAATAATGCATTGTCGGGGTCATTTTCGTAGGTCGATACCCATTCAATATCTGTGTCTTCATCCATAGTTTCCCCGCTGTGCAATTCGTAAGTGCAGGAAATATATTTGAAGCCAAGCTCCTGACAGACTTCCGTAATATATTTACTTCCTTTATGTCCTCTACACCCATACTGTGTCGGAAGATATACGCCCTTTGCCGCAAGTGCATCAAGACCGCCTTTAATATACTCATACCAAGCGGTTTTATCATCCGTTCCCGTGACATATGTGGTAGGCTGTGTGCCTAAACCACCATATAGAGCTACATCATGCCCTTGTGTTAATAGGTTTTTAAATTCCACATCCATATAAGCAATTGAATCGGAGTTTATACAGAATGTTCCATGTAGACCATATTCAGCAAGAATTTCCGCACGATTATCATAGTTACCACCATCGTGCATGATAATCACTATTGGTTTTATGGCGTTGTCTTCTTTTAAAACAAATCTTTCAACAAGTTTTGGATATTCACCAACTACATACCCATAGAATGTCTTTGATTCTTCATAATACTGGATAGAGCGTATCTTCTCACGTTGTTCTTGATTTACGAAGGACACACGCATATAGTAAGCGTTTACTGGAGTTTCAATAATTGCAGCATTGCCAGGGGCATCATACCATTTAAGAAGAACTCCATTCACATCATACAAACCAACATTGTAAGCATTTGTAACATTGCCATCTGCACCAACAAGAACATATCTTTGATTTGGCTCACAAACCAATTTGGTTGTGCAACTTTCTGCACCACCCCAAGATGTTGTACTATCAATACAATTCGTTCCAATTAAATTGTCATTTAGCTTAAGCACTTTGCCAGTTTCATACATTGTATCTGGGTTATAAATACTTGTGCCATTTGTGCGTTCAAATAAGGCGCTATCTATTTCAGACACTGTATTCACTAATGTTGCAACATCTGAGTTATTAGCTTTCTCAGAAGAAAGTTGACTAATTTGTTCGGTATGCGTTGTCAGCGTCGGCTTTATTTCAGATTCCAAAGTCTGAGCAATATCTTCCACATCGCCATTAATAGTATTAATTTCGCCTGAAAGGTTACTGATTTCTTCGTCATGAGTTTGAAGCGTAGGCATTACTGTTTCTTCGACATCTTGAGCTATATTTTCACAATGAGCAAGTCTCGTTTCGTGGTCTGCAATCGCCTCTGTGTTATCTTGAATACCATCTGTTATTCTTAGTCTTTCGTTAATTTCGCTTGCAGTATAAGAAAGTTTATATTCAGCCATAATTTATTCACTCTCCTTTGCGGTTAAAAGTATTCCATTAATATCTTTTAATATATAATTATCAGAAGATAATAGATTAATTCCATTTGTGATTGAAGACGACACAATTAAGTTGTATATTGTATTGTTTAAAATAATTTTAAAAATTTTATTACCTAAATATAAAGCCATTAATCATCTTCCTCCCAAGTGATAATTTGGACTTGAGATTTTTGTGCCACTGCGTTATCTGTGTAAGTTTTAGCTTCTGTTAATTTCGAAGTTGCATCAGCCTTAGTTTCATAAGTAGACAAAATTTCTGTTTTTGACGCAAAAATATTTTTTAAGTTTTCTAAAAATGTTTGCAAGGTTGTTAAACTTGCGTATTTTTTTGACATATTATTTTCTCCTTTCTATTTATAAGTTAGAGTTAAAGAGAATTTGTTTTGTTTTAGATATATCACCTTATATTTATATATCTGCGCATCACATATAAATAAAGATGATAAAATCCGCATTTTATTCGTTCTGTTTATTTTTTTCTTATTAAACAGAGGACTCCAATTAAAGAGTCCTCTGTTTTTATTTTATATCCTTATTAGTTAAATAACTTTAAAATTAAGCGAAGAGGGCGTTTACCTCGTCTGCTGTAATAGCTGTGAACGAATTAATTGCAGAAGTGTTTGCCGCAATTGCCGTCTCGTTTGCCGCAATTCTCTCAACAGCAGCATCAAGGTCGTCCTGCTCAGCTTTATCAGCAACAGTTGTATTCAGAGTACCAATAGCACCTTCATTAACAGCGATACGAGCAACAGCATTGTCAAGGTCTGTCTGAGCCGCCTTGCCAGCAACAGTTGTATTCAGAGTGCCAATTGCTGTTTCGTTGGCAGCAGCCTTAGCTTCAACGGCGTCAATATCCGTCTTCGCCTGAGCCATATCGGTCTCAAGAGTACCAACCTTACCAGAAATAGTATTTACTTCACTCTGAGCAGCCTTACCATCAACAACGCCCTGAAGAGTTGTAATTGTTGCTTCAACCCTGTCAATCTCATCGTCAGTATATTTCTTAGCGTTCGTAAGAACAGTGGCATCCTTGGTGTCTGCATTTGTACCAGCCGTCGCAATCGCCTCAGCCTTAGCATCAGCAATCATGTCCTCAACAGAACCCTCAGCGCCACCAAACTTACCTTCGAGCGTTGCAATGCGATTGCTCAGACCAGTATCAACACCTTCAAGAGCTTCAATCTGCTCGTCAACATAAGTCTTCTCAGCCTTAGTTGCAACAGCACCCTCAACAGCAGTTATCTTACCCTCAGCAGTTGTAATCTTGCCCTCAGCAGTAGATACACGACCAGTAAGCTCAGTAATAGCTTCAGCATTTACCGTAGCATCACCAAACTCAACAAACTTATCACCATTAGCAACATATTCCTTATTGCCAACGATAATTACATCACCCTGCTCATAACCAGTGGTATTCTCAGGAAGAGCCTCCTTAACACCCTCAAAGTGCATAGCACCAGAGAGACCAACGATTGTGCCCTCAAGAGCAGCGATACGCTCTACCTGAGCTTCGTCAGCAGCCTTTCTTTCGGATGTCTCGGTTGCCAAATCACCAGCAACACCCTCGGCATAATCCTGTGCAGAATCAGCAGCGGTCTGAGCCGTAGTAATCTTATCCTCAAGTTCAGTCTTGTCGTCACCATCAAGGTAATTAGCCTTAATAGTAGTAACATCACCCTCTACGGCGGTTACACGAGCGCCAAGAGCTTCGAGGTTTCCAGAGGTAGCAATACCATCAGTCTTAGCATTGATATATTCAACAACTGTCTTAGCTGTGTCGTGAGTGAAGGTGCCAACATAAGTTTCGAGAGCATCAACCTCACCCTGAACCTTAGCAGCCTCAGCATCGGTATACCCCTTAGCCTGAGCAAGAATACCATTATCAGCATTGTTTATCGTAGCAATATCTGCTTTGTTCTGATTAGCAATAGCTTCAACTGCGTCTATATCACCATCAATAACAACCTTTGCATCAGCAATAGCCTTTGCAACAGAACCCTCCGTAGAAGCGTTGCCATTAAGCTTTGCAATATCAGCCTTATTGGTAGCGACCTGACCATTAGCAAGCTGGTCAGTATATGCCTTTGCATCAGTAAGAGCACCAGCAGCAGAACCAGCAGCGTCATAATTTGTTGCAAGACCATTAGCGTAATCTTTTGCGCCCTGAAGCACCTTAGAGTCCTCAGCCTTAATCTGGTCAACTAATGCACCAAGTGCGGTAGTGTCTAAATATTTTTTAAGTTCAGCCATAGTAATTTTCTCCTTTTAATAAAAAATAATATTTTAATTAAATAATGCAACAACTTCTTCAGAAGTTATTGACTGTGTTTTATCAGCGACTGTTTTGTAGCCGTTTAATTCATCACTCCAGACAGCAATATGCTCATTGCCATCTGTAATATTAGTATATAATGTTTGTTCTTTCCCTAATTCTGGAAATTCAGTTCCTATAAATACTATTTCTTCTGGCTTGTCAGTAATCTGAACCCACGCATTATTACGATAAGTCCATAAAACTGCCGTTTCAATAATGAAATAGTAAACTCCATTAACAGGCGACTCAAGTGTTTGACGGGTCAGCTCTGTGTCTAATTCTTCAATTTGGTTATAAAACTTTCTTTTGCCCTTATAATCAAAAGCAATTCTACCTAAATCTTGGACAAAAATTAATTGACCATTTTTTATTACCAAATCTTTGACTCTATCGGAGGTTGTAGCCACTAGGGAGAGGACACTTTTTGTACTAGTCGTATCCGCCATATTACCATACCTCCATCATTAGGACTTAGAACTCAACAATCTCATAAGAAGCCGCTTCTGAAATTTCTGCAATCTTCTTATCCGTATAAGCATTAGCGGATTCAACCGCCTCATCAATTTTTGTGTCAACCTCTGTCATCTCAGAAACCCCATAATAAGGTTTAATAGAAGAGTGACAATCCTCGTTAGACAAGTTAATTCTAACGCAATCAGATGCAATCATTACACCATTAGCGTCAAAGAAATCAATTTGATAATCCCAACCTATCATTTTGTCAATTGTAGAATTAGTACCATAATAAGTCCAAGTGTTAGTAGACTCATCATACTTTGCTATACCAAGCCATGTGGGTTGATATCTGCGACCATATACATCGGTTTTGAGGTCGGTTAAAATTTCGGCATCGGCTTCGCCATTAAGATGTTCTTTGTAACCCACAATATTATCATCGTAAACATAGGTCTTAAATGTCACATAATATGTGTTTGCGTCGCCACCAGAACCAACACTTTGCAGATGATATTCTGCATCGTTAGGACAGCAAATTCTTATCTCGCCATCACGATAGTTTGTGAGAGTGCCAACAGGAACATCTGCAATCTCATACTTAATCTTTTCGTGAGTATAAGACGCATTTGCCACATCGTCTAAAGCCGTTTCAATTTCGTCAATTTTTGCATCAACTTCTTTGGCATCGGCTTTAGTTGCAAGCTCAGATTCAATGCCAGAAAGGTCTACATCAGTACCGTTCTCAACTATGCGAGCAACGCCGTTCTTGTCCACCCAGCCGACCTTAGGTTCGGTATCGCCATCCAAAAACAGAATGTCATAAGCATCTATAACGCCTGAATTTAAGGCGCTTTGAAGGTTCTCACTCGAACCAAAGGCATGCTTTGCTCTTTCAGCCATACTCGTTTCCTCCTTTTAATAAAAATTTTTATATATAAAAAACTCTGATACAAAGTATCAAAGTTCTTTACAAGCATTCAGAATATACCATTTTTCTTCTTCGGTAATCTTACCGTTTTTAAATAAATCAATTACTTTTTCAGCAGTCAGTTTGTCGCTCTGATATAAGCGCTTTAACGATTCAACAAATGTATTCATTATATAACCCCCATTTCTAACAACAGCAAATTATATTCGTCAATTATAGACTCAGGAGATTTCATATTAAGAACTCTTAATTGCTTATACTCAAATTCGTCTACTTCTTGAACGCTAACACTTTCATATCCACTTACAGGTATTTTATACAATGTTTCTTCATGCCAAATAGTATTCTTGTCAGACGATAATATAGCCTGAGCCTCGTTCTCATCGCACAAGACCATCGTTTTATGTTTGGGCTGCCATTTCAGATAAACAAGATTATCAAGTACATCTATAACTTTATTATTTTTAAGTACCTTAAAAAACATAATTAATACACCTCGCTAAAATAAGAACATTTATTCTTATTGTTTATTCATTTTTATAACTTTATACCGTTACATTCAACTAAAGTCAATTTCCTTTATTGTATAAAAATTTGACCTAAAGTTGATTATTCATTCATCAAACCCCATTTTGCAAAAGCTACTCTGGTTTGTGTGGCTCTCCAGAATCTTAAATTCCCGTGTAACGATTCGGTACATATACACAATTAACTTCTAAGTGTTATATTGCGCATTGCATTAAATTTATTGCAGCATTATAATCTCTATCAATGACATTACCACAATTCTCACATATAAATATCCTATCAGACAACTTCAAATCAGATTTAAAATAACCACAAGATGAACAAGTTTTAGAAGATGGAAAGAACCTATCAACTTGAACAAATTCAATTCCTTTTTCTTCACACTTATATTTCATCTGACGAATAAATTCATAGAAGTTCTGTTCTCTAATTGCCTTGGCAAGATGCTTATTTTTTATCATTCCACTGATATTCAAATCTTCCATTACTACTTTGTATGGCAATAATTCAACTATCGAATGGGTGGTTTGATGAATATAATTTTTTCTAATATTAGCAATATGATAATATAAATCTTTAATTTGTTTTTCTGTTTTTAAGATATTTGAAGTTTTTTCATAAGAACCATTAGTTGCATATTTACGAGATTGTTTTCTTTGCAATCTTTTTAACCTCTTTTGAAGATTCTTCATTTTAGTAGATTTATTTATATTTTTGTAAATAAAACAATTATTATATTCTTTATTACCATGAGCAACAACGGCAAGTTCTTTTACACCTAAATCAATTCCTATAACTTTATTAGTTAATTCAACTGCTTGATTCTCGCATTCATAACTAACTGTCAAAATCCATTTATCGTTAACTAAAGAAATTCTTGGATTATAGAACTTCACATCTTTTCCTAGCGGTATTTGATAATTTGTTTTATATCTTACTTTTTTTAATTTTTCAATTTTTACATGTTCATCCGTAAAACACAAAACATCTTGTCTAACAGGATAAGATAATTTGCTTCTTTTCTTGCTTTTAAATTTTGGAAAACCAAACCCGCTATTAAAAAAGTTCTTGTATGCCCTATCCAAATCTCTACAAATAGTCTGCAAAGAAATTGTACTTACTTCATTTAACCATGAATATTCATTCTGTTTCTTAAGAGTGGTAATCATATTAATTAAATCGAAAGTATTATAATGATTTTTAGTCTCCTTATAATAACTCTCTTTAGTTTCTAACGCCCAATTCCAAATAAATCTGCAACACCCAATATGCTTATATATCAATTCTTCTTGTTCCTTCGTAGGGAAGAGTCGAATTTTATATGTTCGCATCATAATTAATTTACCTCACAATAAAAAGAGGGCAGGGGAACATCCCCTAAACCCTCTATATATTAAAATGATATCTCGATTAATACGCCCAAAGCAGTTGTAGCGTTAGTTATTCCTTGCGTCTGACCATTTTCGTCAACACGCCAAATATAATTCGCATAACCGACATTAGGAGAACGCAACCAATAAGCATCATAGTCGCCACCATCAAATGCTCGTTTTCTTGATGCATTCGTGCTCAAATAAGAGATAGAAGTACCCTCGCTATTGTAAGGTTCAGATGTTTGAGTCGGGTCTACTTCGATAAATGCAGGAATTGTGATATAACAATCAGAAGAGCTTAATTCAGTAGACATCTGACCAATAGAAGAGTAAACAATTACTTTTTTAAGCAATTCTTTAATCTGAGTAGGCATAGCATTATACAATCTGGTATTTAAAGAAGTGTTCAAAGAAGAAGATTCCCAACCGCCAATATTAGTATTGGTTGTATTCCATTTCTTCGTTCTGCCCAATAAATGCGAAGCAAGCAAACTAAACGAACATCTCTTAGATGTGTTGTCAGATAAATAGTATTTTCTGAATCCACAAGCCTCTAAAGTGATAGATTCGTGTGTCCACATTGCTAAATCCTTGCAAACATCTTCGCCTAAATCAGCATACCAAACTTTTGCCCAGTTAATATTGCCAATAGCATAGTTTTCATAAATACCATCGTCAGCTCTTGCAGAACCAAATACTAAGGTACCTGTACCTGTCGTAGATTTGGTTCTTGCTAATTCAGCACTTAAAATTGCATCTCCATCAAGATTAGACTTATAAATAATAAGATTATTATCGCCCTTTTTGTGACGAATAACCATAATTTCACGCTTATTAATACCGACAACATTATCCGAAGTAGTGCCCCAAGTTAATTTAGCCCCAGTAAAATCACTTGTCGCACTATACCAAAGTTTAAATCCATTAGTGCCATTTGCTTGGAAACACTGAGCCAACACAGCATTTGATTTGTTGCCAGTCAAGAACTCATAATCTATAGCCAATACAAAATCTTTGTCTTCGTCAAATAATTGAATGCCAGTATCAATATGTTTAGAACCGTCGAAGTAAGTCTTCTCAGAAATCAACAACTCAGATTCAATATCGTCATAATTGACATCATTACCTACAACAATTGTGTAAGGGTCTTTATCTGTAATAACACTTTCGGCAATTCCAAGTTTGTTCATTGCATATATTTCGACAGGAGAGAGGTCGGTAAGCTCCTTACCATCAAAAGCGGTAGCAGTATATTCGAATCTATCAAAGATAGCATTGACAGTCTTTTCTCCGTCAATAAAACCACTCTTATCCCATCTGTTAAACAGATAGTATACATAACCAGACTCTTCTGCGGTGTAAGTCGGAGAGATGCCAGTATAAGGCACATTCTCGCCATACAAACCAGTAGATTCTTGCATCGTCACGCCTTTAGCCACATACTTAATTGTATAACTTCTAAGTGACTCAGTGTAAAGAGCGGTGATAATCCTTGTGCTAAATACATCTGTCAAAGCAGAATCCCATCCTGCAAATGTAAAGTCATGACTTACGGTACTTGCAATAGTAGGAGAGAGAGGATTGTCTTCTCTTGTTGTTGGGTCAACAGCATCTTCGCCCTTATCTACATACTGAACTTCCAAGACATTGCCATCGGCATTCATAAAGGTTACTGCAAACTGTTCAATAATTGTATCGGCTACAATTTCCAAATCAGACCAAGCATTCTGATATTCGTATAACTGCTGCTGTCTAATAACAGGAACATGAACTTTGCCAGTTAACACAGATTGGTCGGCATTGTAGCCATTCTTGTCAATACCCTTCATTGTATACAATCTCTCTAAGAGAGTAGTATCTTCAAGAGACCAATCTATGCCAATAATTCTCACACGATTAATATTGGTTGCATTATCTAAGATAGTAAGTAAATCAACCGTATTGCAATTTTCAACTGTAAGCGTGGTCAGTTTGCTAAAGTCTGCAATATCAAGCGTTGCAAGATAAATTAGATTCTTCATGCTAAGCGCACTAATTGCTGGCAATTCAGCAATCTCGATTCTACCACCATCTGCAAAAGTAACACCACCGATATTAGAACCGTGAGCATACAATTCCTTCAAGTTGTTCAATGCTGTCAAGTTTAAAGACTGTGTTAATCCAGAAACATTTTCTATATTTAACTCTTCCAACAAATAGTTTGCACCAGTTGTCAGAGTAGTAAAGTTAGGGTTATCATAACCCTCGGTTGCATTACCAAAGATTAATTTCTTTACCTTGCTTGCCTTACTTGTATCGGCGGTTGCCACATAACAAGAAGACAAGTCTCCAAAGTCTTGGATAAGAGAAGAGCTATATACATCAACAATATCGGCTTTTTCACCGTCAAAAGGTATCTCATATACTTTGTTGGGTTCTGCTTTTAACTGAATTGGATTTTGTGTACCATATTTTACATTCAAGTACATATACGCATATGGTGTAAGTTTTAACCTATAATTGGGCTGAACAACCAAATCACCATTAGGCACACTACATCTAAATACTGAATTATCACCAGAAGCAACAGAGCTTTGATATTTTGAAGCCATATACTTTTCTTGGCTACGCTCCCATTGTCTGCGATGGTATTTCATTTTGCCATTCGCCATATTAGTAAGGAACTGAGCGTCGCCCTTGCCATTAATAAAGGAAGAATTATAAGTACGAGTGTATTTTCGTATACAGTCTATACGCCACAATTCTTCGGGGAATTGGTTTTGCCATTCGTCAGCTTTATTAATAAAACTTTCGGCATGCCAAGCGTTTTTAGACTCAAGAGTATTATACATTGTCTTTAATTCGCCTGAGAACAAATCTCTAATACGACAGAAGAATGTGCTGTCAGATTCTCTAAATACTTCTTCGCCCTTTTCGTCAACATCGGTATCTTCAAGACCATATCTATAAACTTGCTTACCATAGTTATTTAAACCTAAAGCCGTCAATCTGTTACTATCCGTATTAGGCATACGGATTACGACCTATCTATTTAAAGATAGGCGGGAATGGTTCTTCCAAGAGTGTCTTTACACTCGACCATTCCTCTCACATTTCTTTTATAACCTTAATTGTTAATAAAGTTATTTCGATTATTGTGTGAGTTCAGACTGTTGCATAACTTAACGAAACCTCATCATTAAGTTCTCTCACGCTCAGTCGTTGTTCCTCTATATATTCACTTTTAAAAACTAAATTATATTTTCTTGTCAATCTTTTACGATGGCACAAATTGCTTACTGTTTGCTTACAAATATTCAATGCTTTACTAGCTTCTTCGCCAGAATAAAATTCTTGAACGATATTTCCATTTTCGTCCAATAGCAAAATAGTTTTTCTCTGTTTACTCTCTGGTCGTGCATTTGTTATTCTTTTATAATTTTTATTCGGGTCATAATCTTTTTCAAATACCCATACAAAACCACCAGCCGTTATTTGTTTACTACCATCGTGTTCTATATGCCCCGTACACACTTTTGATATATTGGAAAATGGTATTCTTAAAACATTCGAGGCTTCTTGTGCGCTATCCCATACTTTAATAAGCTTTCCATCCAAACCAATTTGGCAAACTGGCTTACTATTTTTGCAATTTTTTCCTTTTGGAAAACTATCGCCACCATATGTATTGTTATATCCCTTTTCAAAACTATTATATTTTTCTATATAATATTTTTCTTTTTCGTTTAATTCTTCTTTTGACAACGCAACATCATGAATTTCGTCAACTTCGAATGAATCAAATCCATATTTTTCTATTGCTCGAAAAAGGTGTTCGTTATAAAAATAATTTCTATCTTGAAAATGTTTGTAATACTTATACACTCTTTCAATACCGTTCCCTTTAAACCTGTAACGCCCTTTAAATCCTCGTGGACTTGTTGTTTGACCAATATACACTTTATGTGTCGTTGTATTTTCAATTTTATAAATTATACCATAGTATTCTTTCCCGTCTATTACTATACTCATATCACACCTCCTTTTTATAATTTTAATATTTTTCTATTGTGAATATATAGTTGGAAGGCGTTGCCAATCTCTTGGTTTTCGCCGTATATTAGTGAGAGTTTTATATGGACAAAACTTTAAATATCCATATCGTAACCCCAAGTTAAATCCCATTTTCTAATAGGATTACCCTCAGAATCTACTTCACCTGTTTTTCCATAATGGAAGAACAGATTTTTTGCACGGTTATCAACCATACAATATCTTGTGGTAAACAAATAATAGTAAAGTATAGAATCAATAGCCACATAGTCTCCCATATGAGCCTTAAACTCTTCATCAGTAGAAGTGGTTATAAATCTATAAAGTTCAATCCACTTTTGTTTACAATAATTGAATACTTCAGCGTTTTCTTCATCGTCGTCGCCTTCATACAAATAACGCCAGCCATAAGTAAAGTCTTCGCTAAAGTTGTCGTGCTCAAGGATGTCTACATAATAAGTTTTAGTTAAATCAACTTCGGCATCTTCAGTAAGAACATATTCACCATTAATCTTTTCATAAAGAATTCCAAGATTTTCATTCTTAGCCCAAATGTACTTCTTTTCATGTGTAGTTTCATCTTCCTTGTAACCCATTGCATTATACATTGTATCAACAGGGAAGTCAGAAAGGGGCAACTCAACATCCATGATTTCTACACAACATTCATATTTATCGTCCATGTCAGTCAGACGAGTTTTATCAGTCTTTTTGGAGTCGCCTATATTACCGATTGCGTAAAAATGCCAATCTGTATCCGCAAATTCTCTATGAGTAGACAGGTCTTCGTTTGTTTCCTGAATAAAGATTACACAGTTATGGAATTCCATTGTATCTTTGATGAAACTTATATCAACACCTTCATCTCTAACGAAAGGTCTACGATAAGGATTAAACTCATTATATCTGTTTGCCAACATAGGATTCGTCAAGTTGTTAGACGACGCAATATTTACTTTGGCATTAAGATAGGCAACGGGAACGGAGGTACGAGTAAGAGTAATCTTGTCAGTTTCAGTTCCATCGCCTAATTTGAAATAAGGTTCAACTCCATCAATGCCAGATTTATTCATAATAAAATCAAGGTTTCGACCAGCAGCGCCATAGTTATTGGAACTTGTGCCTTGACCGCTATGCATAGAATTATAAGCAGTCCAATTGTCAAGTATAGGGTCGCCACCCTTATAAATTTGTTGAATGGTTGTGTTAGGGACTTTATCACTCTTATTATTCGTAAAGTAAGGAGCAGAAATTTTATATACTCTCAACCAAGGGCATTTCTCTGCGAGAACATCAGGGTCGAGATTTTGGTTTTCGTCATAAATCTGATTTCGGTCATAACGAGAAACCATTTCTTCTGCATTACGAGCATCGGCAATAAAGTTATTCAAAATACCTCTATCAGTAAGAGAAGTGTTATAAACTTTAAATCTATATATATGCAAATCACAGTCATCTGAACCCAAAGATATAACTTTAGGAGTATTCTGTGTGAAATTATGAGAATCATCATAAACCATAGGACGAGTAGACACACCATCTTCATATCCCATCACCATAGGGATTGCTTCTGTATTCTTAGAAATATTAAATTCAAATTCAATAATATCTTCTTCAGAATAAGCAAGGTCTAATTTACCAGCCTGACCATAAATATATGCTTCGTGTACATCCATCTGAATACCAATATGGTCAGAAGCAGTTGTATTATCCATACAAGACAAGAATGTAGCGTCAGGCTTTGCAACATTAGTTGTCTTAAACACCAACTTCATTTCTTTGCCATTCTTCTTAGCGTCGTCAGCAAACAGTTGATAATCAATGGTTGCAGAAGTGCCAGCCTTGATACAAAAATATTGGTCTCCATTTTCGTCATACTGATAACCACCATTCACCCAGTCAAAGTTGTCGGATACAGACATAGAAACAGTATCATTAGACCAAACTCTATCAATATCGTTGTTTGCCTTGCCAGAAGGATTGAAATCAAACACTAAACCAGCAGTAACAGGAGTTACATTTATATCCAGCTTTGTGATGGTAGCCTTTAATGTTTTAACTGTCTCACCACAAGTAATCGTAATAGTATGTTCTCCAACTTCATCCGTCTTAAACGAATAGATATTTGTTGCTTTATCAAGAGTGGGTGTGGACACGACATTGCCGTCTACCGCAATTTCCACAGTAGGAGTTTCAGTTGTTGGGTCATATACGGTATATTCAATATTAGTTGCGTCATATTGTCTTGCAGTAAAGTCTTGATATATAGTACTAATCACAGGAGTAGTGCTTGTACTATCGTACCAAATGATGTCTTTTACAATGTGATTAGACTCAATGGTGTTACCGTTAATCTCGGCGGTTATATAAACTTCTAACAGATGAGCACCATGTGTCTGGGTGGGAATGTCATATCCCATAGGAATACCAGATGAAGTAGTTGTAATTTTGCCAATTTCTACACCATCAAGAATAAAGTGTACATCCTTAGAAACAGCACCATAAGGAGTGTAATCAAAAGAAACTGTCCCAATAGGATAAGTAATCTTGTCATTAAATGTAGAATCAAGTCTGACATCAATTTTTTGTACCGTCCAAGTTTTTGTGACCAAGCTGCCAGCTTCGTCCACAATTGACAAATTGACCTTTTGAGTGCCAATAGAAAGATATTCGGTAACATCGAAAGAGTTCTCCCCATTAAGTGCAGTATTTGTAGCAACAACTCTGCCAGCAACCTTCCAAGTAGCAATTCCTTCGGGAACATCATCGCCAGAAGAGTCCGTGCCAGAGAAAGTATATTTAATTATTGCTTCGTCGCTTGTTGTAACAACAAGGGGAGAAGTGGTTACATAGCCAATTTTCAATGAACTGCTTGTGGCACTACCGCCACCGCCTCCAACAATAGTAAATTTCTTCTTGGCTTCTTTTACTTCGTTTTCTTTTCCCTCGTTTTCAATCTCATAAAAAACGAATACATTTTCTCCAACATCAGGATTTTCCACATCATTATACTCAACATCATAAGTAAGACGAGGGGAAGTATCTATAGAATTAACGGTGCTTTGTAAATTGCCAACTGTTGTACTTAAAGAAGAGATATTTTCTGTGTTGGTAGAGATAGTAGAAGAAAGAGGGGTTACTTTGTTGTCTACATAAGTCTCAGTTGCATAACCAGTTAAATCAACACTTACATTCTTCAGAGCGTCATCTACTTCTGTTTTACTATAAGTTTCTGTCTTTGTATAATAGTCATTTAACTTATCAGAAATATCGGATTCTGCAATAGCGTTACCCACATATTCAGTTGTAGCAAAACCCTTTTCTTCGATTGTGCTGTTTACAAACTGTGCTGTATCAGTCTTATTATAATAATTAGTTTCTAAATCAGATGTTTTTACATAACTCGCCAACTGTTCCGTGACATCAACGCCAGCAACCGCTTCGTCAACATAGTTTGTTGTAGCATAATCTTTCAAAGCAAGATTAACAACTTCGGTAGCGGCAGTAGATGCGGTTTCCGCATACTGTTTTGCAGTGTTAGCATGCTCTTCGGCTTCTGCTGCAGCATTTTCAGCAGCCGTTACTTGTTCGCCAACGGCAACATTTTTAATCTCATCTGCAACCTTTTCGGCTACATCTGTAATCAACTCCTGCATCCAAGTATCGTCTATGTTATTGACTACATTTTCACAATCACATAACGATTGAAGCACATTCAAAGTGTCATTGCTCTTACTCTTCCAAACATAACTCTTAGCCTCACCATCATTACCTGTTACAGTACCGTAAGCGTGAATTTCAAATTTAAGTTTTCCAGCATCAAGAGTTGCACCAGCGTCAACCAACCAACCGAATCTAATCTTTTCATCATTAAAAGTTACATTTATCGGCTTAGAAGCACCGTGTCGTCCGCTCTTAGTCTCATAGTGAATGGAAATAACAGCATTGACCAAATCATAGCCGTCATAATATCTCGACATTTCAAACGGTATATACTGAGAGTTTTCTTCTTGAGTTATGTTAAACTGTTTTCCATCAAGATTAATATCTTTTGTATCACTAATGATAGAAATATTATCGTCAGAGAAAGTTCTATAATACACATAATCATTATGTTGCTGCCAATTTCCATCGTCACCAGAATATGCAGCCATTCCATAACTTTCATCAAGCGTCATAATTGAAGGGCTAACTATGCTTGTTTCGTCTACGCTCATTACAGCAACTGTTTCAATACTTTTAGATTCTGTAGTTGTAATATTGTTCGTAGCACTTTTCTTAAGAGAGTCTTCGAATGATAAACTCAAAATCATCATCCTCCTTTCAATTAATTTATATTTTTGTTTTAAAATTCGACCACATTATCGTCGTCCGTATCTTCAGAAGGAATATCTTCATCTGATATGTCATTGAAATCAACAACAGGCACACCATCGTCTAACGATGCATCGCCAGCCTTTAATGTCACCTTATTACCAATTTCTTTATCGCCAGATAATAATTGGAGAGAATTTTCATTTTCATCATACTTAATATTATCTGCCTTGCTATCGGCAACAACTTGATTCATTTCATCAATGGCTCTAATTTGCGCATTCATAACAATCAACCTCTGGTCTAATCCTGAAAGTGCTGCATCAGGGATAATATCACTCCATGCACTTATCGGAATTATGTCAATGGTAGTAGTAGAAGTCTTTCTAACTCTCTGAATACTATTGCCATTTGCATCAAGGTCTGTATAAACAAAAGTCAATTGGAGTTCCAAACTGCCGTGCTCTGAAGTAAGGTTTGTATCAAAAGGCAATTTATATTGTAAGAAGCCGTTATATCTTTCATCAGAGAGAACAAGAATCTCAGTTTCATACTTTTTGCTTATGGGTCGAATATACTCCAGCATTACAGTTGCGTTTGTCATATCATATGTATTTCTATAAATAGGGTCAACAACAAATATCAAATTATCAACACACTTACTACGATGCATAATGCGCTCTTTGTGCGAACCATATAATGAATTATCTTGTTCAACAAGTATCACATACATTTCTAAATCACCTCTTTCTTTATATACCTAAATAATTTTTCATTTCATCAACAGTGACTATATTATTAACAGATATAGCACCTATATTTTCAACGGTAATATCAACATTACCCTTTCTATAAACAGTCTCTGCACCGCCTTTAACACCAGTTACTGTGGCACCTGCAAGGCAATCCCAAGCGCCATCTGCGGTATAATAAACATTTGTGCCAGCAGTATATTCCACACCTGCGCCCACTTTAAAGGATTCATCGGTTGTAAAATTATTACTGATATTATATAAATAGCCAGAACCAACGGCGCCATTTTCTTTTAATATTGCCAACTCAGCGTACTCAATAGTGCCCATAGGCAAGAAAGCGCCATTTAAGCCATTGGTTATTGCTTCTGCTTGACGATAATAATTGTACGCTTCTGTAGCACTTGCACTTGCAGAAGTTGCACTGCCAGCAGCAGAATTCATACTTTGTTGAGCATTAACAGAATAACCCTCGGCAGCATTTTCACTTGCTTCTGCTCCAGTGGCACTTGTAACCGCCGCAGCAGCACTTGCGCTTGCATTGCTCATATATGTTTTTGCATTGTTCATATATGTCTGAGCATTCTGTTCACTTAAAAGAGCATCTTGCATATAATCTTGTGCCTTAGATGCACTAGTAGATGCACTTGTGGCACTCAAAGCAGAGCTATTGGCGCTATTAGAAGATTGTTGGGCGTAATACTTGGCATTGTCGGTGTTTTCACCTTCTCTTATGTCGGTGCCACCAACAGCCCAAGATTTAGCCGTTAAAACAACATTATTATAATCAGCTTCAGCTTTTATCAAAAGTTCAGATAAACCGTGATATTGTTCTGAAGATTCAATCTCTGAGTTGACAACAGCAGTTTCTGATACATCAATGCAGAATGTCATAGTAGACAGCACCGAACCGTCCTCTACAGTGATTTCACCAGTATTAGCATTAACCTCCGCTTCGTCTTTATTTACTATAACTAAATCCGCATAGCAAATTCCATCAACGGCAAGCATTTGTTCTGTTAACTCAACTATAATTTTTCCGTGTCTATCTATTTCACAAAAATTAAACACACTATGTTCATCTGCTTTTTTATATCTAATATACGCAGAATGTTCGCCAGAATTAATAGGATAAAATACACCATGATTATAGCAAGTAATCGAAAGAAATCTTGAATTCTTATCATTTTGTTTGGCGTTGATTAGTATGTATTTCTTATCATAAAAATCAACATTTATATCTATAGTAGTTCTTAACATCTAATCACCACCTTTAATTTATTGTTGTATATTATTTAGCTTCTTCCCAAGTATACATTTCCTTTTGAACAACACTATGTACAAACGAGTTTTCTCCACCATGAGCTTCATATGTTTCTATCAAATCTTCTAAAGCTTCGAGTTCCATAGAACTTATTTGCTTCGTTTCATTGTATTGCCTATACGATTGAGCAATTCGCTCTTTTATTTCGGATTGTACACGCTTATTTTCTTTTTCTTCCATATCATTAAGCTTTTTGCATATATCATCAACTTTATCCGTTAGTTTATTTTGAGAATCGGTTAACTCTTTTTGAATTTCCAAGCTTTGTTTTCTATCGTTAATTCTATTAACAGAATAATTAGTCATTTCCTCATGTAAAGCCTTGCGGTCTTTTCGACTTTCTTCCATATAGTTATTTAGACTATTTCTAAATTCCTCTTCGTCTTTGCAATGTCTTTTTTGAAGTCTATCTAAATTTTCAGCGGTAGTCCTCGCCAATGCAGAAGTCTCTTTTAATAACTGACTTTCTTCTCGTCTTTGTTTCATTTTTTTCGTTTCGATACCAAGCTTTGTAAAAAGTATCCAATCAAACAAAGACCATAAAAATTTTATAGCAATGAGCAAAATCACAATGGCAATGAGTACATACCACCAATTTATTTGCAGTAATTGCTCTAATATTTCCACATCTTTCATCTCACATCCAAGTCTCCTTTCATTATTTTTTGTAGACACCTTTGGAATATGAGATGTCTGTAAGGGGGGGGAGGGTAAATTATATTTACCCTCTGTTTATATATATTTATTAGTTAATAAAATAACTATTTTAAGAGTTCGTTAACTCTTGCTCTTACCTTTTCATACGGATAAGTACAACCAGCTTTTTTCAAAGAAGCTTGTCTTTTCGTATGTCCATTACCGTGTTTACCAGCAACAACCTCTTTCGCCCAATCATCAAGAGATTTCTTAAGGGAGAGAGGCTTCTTTTTTAATTTCAAAAACTCAATAAGACCTTCAGCAACAGCTTTAGCGTAAGCAGTTTGCCCAGCATCAGAAGTGATAATCTTATAGTCACTACGCCCATTCATGAATCCCCCTTCCACAAGGATGGCAGGAATGACATTTTGATTAATAACATAAAAATTTTCTTTCTTAATACCCCTACCTTTAAGACCCGTATATTTAACCAACCTATTATATATATACTTAGCAAGTTGCATATCTTTAGAAGTAGCATTTTTATCTACATATATTTCTACGCCAGTAGCATTATTCCAATCATCACCAAAAGCATTATGGTGAATTGAAACAAATACATCAACTTTTTCAGCTTTATATTTCGCCAGTCTTGAAGATAGAGATTCGTCTATATAACCTTCATTGTTATCTGTACGAATAATTTTACAATCATAATCTTTAAGAATAGAAGCAATCTTATCCGCAATTTTATCATTGAGTGACCATTCTTTAATTTTGTTAGGCGTTTCTTTTCCACAAGTCAATAATCCGTGACCCGCATCCAATCCGATTTTTACCACAAAAATTCCACCAATCTTAATTAGTTTTTATTATTAATTCACAGTAATTATTTTGTTTAATCTATGTGCTTATCTGCAACTTCTGTTTTCTTAGAAGCGTCTTCAAGCATTTTTACATAAGCCGCTTCTTCTTCTGTTGTCTGTCTTTCAGCAAGAGAATGAATTTCGGAATAAATTCCTTGCATAATTAAATCTAAAACAATAGGCGAAAGTCCAGATTCATTGCAGATATTTGCTAATTTATTTTTGGTTTCTTTTATAACCATAGTAAGTGGTTTATTCATTTTTCTACCTCCAGTTATTCTAACACCTTATATTATCCTATAAATACCACAATATAAATTTATGATATTATGATGGCAAAATGTCATTATCTATAACTTCCATTGCAAGTGCAAGCTGAGCGCATAATTCGTCAAGGCTTGAAAATGCATACACCTTTTTATTCAGTGTAAAACTATGTTCTGTGAATGTCAGCGTTGTTGCGTGAACTTCGCCATCATTATTTATTCGAAAAGGTGACAGCTCTGCCTTGTCGTTTCCAGCCCAAAACACATAGTCTGAATCTTTGCTACTCATACCAACTCCATCGCCTATTAAAGAATTACCATCAATAAGCCATCCACCAATGTTTCCATAAGTAGCATTAATTGTACCTTCGATATTGGCATTTTCAGAATATAAATAACCTTCACCTGTTATATAAAATGGATACTTTATAGTGCCATTATTTGTTGAAGTTGCACGAACATAAAACAGTCTTTCAGTAGGGTCTACAACAGATATCGGAACAGGTTCGTTGTCTTCCCATATAAAGTTTGTATCTGCAGTAATAGTTATATTGCCATAAGCAATATCGTTTTTGGCATATAAACATTCATAGTCTGAGGCGTTTCCATAACTAACCCATCCATACAAATCATACATATACATAATATTAGAATCATCATATGTATCAATAACGCAATCGCCTATATTTGCTGACTGTTCTTGTAAAGAGTCTCCGTAGTCGCCAATACCAATCACATGACAAACTTCGCTATATTTAACTCTAATATTTGACAATCCAACATCATAAACCCCACCTTGTCCACTAAACGAATTATGCAATCTATTTGACTTAATTTGCCAACCGCCAATTGAACCTTCAACGGCGTTTATTGCTCCGCTAATATTAACGCCATTAGCATTTAATACACCCTCTTCTGAAATCCAAGTATGATATCCGCCTTCACTACTCTCAATTTTCAAAGAGCCACCCGTAATCGTACAATTGCTGGTATATAAAGAACCGTCTCTTGTTACACCAAAACGACTGCCAATAGCCAACCGCCAATCATTAATTTCATCGCCGTCGTCTCTATTATCATTTTCAAAAAAGCCAGCGGAACCATTCATATCGGTTGCACTCAAAAATATGCTTTTATCAGAACCAATAAATTCACCGCTATATAACCAACCGCCAGACTTGCTTCCGTCTTCTTCGATTTCAGTGGTCTCAATAGTAAAGCCGCCAATAGAACCGCTTGCAGCCCGTATCTCGCCGCCAATGCTGGCATAGTCCGCAGTTAATGTTCCATCTTCTGAAATCCAAGTATTATAGCCAACAACATTTCCTTCTTCATCTTTTTGTTCGCCAACCTTCAATGTACTACCAGCAGTAATATCAACACCATTAATTTTGGTACCAGTAATAGTGCCACCTTCAATATTATTGCCTATGATATCAGAGGCAGTAATAGTGCCACTCACATTGGCATTGGTCATTGTAGCAAGACCAGATGGTTCAACCTTAAAATCATCTCCAAGACTTAAACCTTGTACACCAAAATACATACCATTGGTATCGCCAAAAGCAGCAGAATCTTTGTATATTGAAGTCTCATTAATGTCCCAGCAACCAATTCTACCAGCAGTGGTAACTTCAATATTGCCAACAATGATTAATTCTCCGCCATCGTATGACAGTTTACCACCAGCAAGACTAAAATTACCTTCCTCAAGGTCTATGTGAGAACCAGTAATAATTGTTTTGCCATCAACAACAGTCTTAGAATAATTGTTAGAATATATATCACCGCCAATCATCTGTGAACCACAAAGTACAGCAGCGTTAGCAAAATCAGCATTCATTCCATATCCCGTTGTATTAACAAGTTTATCTTCACTTTGGTCAAAATATTTATATTCGTGCTTACCAATAGATTGTCTTACCGTTTGCCAATTATCATCGGTATAAGCCATAATGTTATGAGTTATCTTTAACTGTTCAGGCGAATATGTTCCTGTAATATCACTATAAGAACGAGCCAATAAACCGTTCTTAGTAAGCAAAATTTCTTCGCTGTTATTACTTTGTATTTGCACATTAGCAGCATTCAATCCATCAACCAACCATTGGTCAATGGTGCTTCTTGCCACATTACCTTTCTTAGCTTGTCTTTGAACCGAATCATAGGACGAAGCCATAGAAGCCGCTTGTGAAAAGATATCTTGCACATCGGTTGTGCCATTTTTAATTTTAGTTACATCTGAAAATTCAACAGGTATGTTTTCTAAATCGCCATAATTAAAATTATATTCAAGTAACCTCAACTTATAAACCTTGTCGTCAACTTGAACTCTTATCCAGTTTCCAGTTTTAAAATATTTAAGTAGGCGCTTGAATTTTGGGTGAGACAGCAGATTGTTTAGAGTGGCAGAAATAGAATGCTGTAATTCAGCGGATTTAAAAATCTCTTGTTCTGCAACTTCAATAAACTCATTTGCTTTTTCAAATAGTTCTGCATTATTTAAGCCATCAGAAACATAGTTACTATTTGAATATTTATCTTCTCTACGATAAGCGCAAAATTCTAACCATAAACTTTCGCCCAAATACTTTTCAAAATTTAATTCTTCTTGAATTGCATTTCGACAATCTATAATGTTGGTCTGCAAACCATCAATATCTGGCTTGTCACTTTCTTCATCCTTATTATAGACACCTTTGATTATAGCAATTTCATTTTCTCTGAGTTTTATTTCGTTTGCGATAGCAACAGATTTGTTATAATAAGGTTCATACAACTCTTTATATAAATCCGAATCTTCATTGGTGTTTTCGTCAGAATCCTCATTTGGACTTCCAACGCCTTGTTCCACCAATATATTAAGGCAAGCATCGCAAGCGTCATAAAAACTATTCAATGGGTTAAGTGCATATTTTTTTAATTCTGCACAAAAATCATCATAATCTTTTTCAAACAAACCAGAAATACTATAATCATCTGTATTTTCCTTGTTTAATGCCTTTTCTATTTTTTGTTGTATAAATTCTTTTGTATCATTATTAATTGTTACATTAGTGTACTCATTGTCGTCACTAGAAGCCGTGTCATTTTCGTCAGAATAATTGGTAACAATAAATTGACCTTGCCAAAGTTTCTTATCGGCAGAAAGTTCGGATGTTTTGATTTGAACTTTATAAGTCGGCTTAACAACAACCTTTGCCATAGACAATACAGCGCTATTAGCGGTTGCTAAAGATACATTATTTATATTCTCTACATTAACAGCAACAGGAGAGAGGGAAGAGGTGGTCAACAAATCCAATTGTTCTTTTGCGCTTGTTTTGCTTATTTCAATACTTGGCATAAGACCAGACTCAAGATACAAAGCTAAATCAATCGTATTGTAATAAGCATTCATCAAGGCAGGATAACCAGTAATTGGTGTATCAATAGTTTGTAGACTTCTTCCTGTTAAAATGCTTGCGCTATGACACGAGGGACATTCATCTTCAAAATATCCTTCGTACTTACAATTTATACAGGTTGATTTGGTATTATAATATTGTCCATATTTATTTACAAGAGCGTTGTATTGACTTACTAAATTTGTGTCTAAGTTAGAAATATGAGACTCATAATATTCTTTATACTTGGCATCATAACCCTCTATTGCTTCAACCAATTCTTTTGACATATCTTCTTTAACTGCATCAGAAAAATACCAAATATAGTCAGAGCCATTTGGATTGCAGTTGCGGACAGTTGCCGTCATCAAATCATCGCCAGCTTCAAGTTTAAAACAGTTCTTAACCGAATCTGTATCTGTCACGAGTTGAATACCCTCGGTGGCAAGTTCGTCTGAAGTCACAAAGATTGTAGTATCTTCACCATAACCATAGTCAATGTCTGTGCCGCCACATTTGGGGCACTTATCAGTAAACTCACCTCTATGCTTGCAATTGGGATTCTTACAATTTTGAAGCAAATCATAAATTGACACATCTCTCTTTGGCATTCCGTTTTTATCGGAATTAGAATTATAGACAACTAAGCATCCAACTTCTTCTTCAATCTTGTCAAAGACATCGCAGATAGAAGCGTCGTCAAAAGAAAAACTCTTTTGTATTCTTTTAAGACTTTCGTCTATATAAGCGATAGAATAGTGGGGAGCTTTTGACATTACTCTATGCAAGATTGAAGCATCAGGATTATCTTCGTCATATAAAATACTTATTTTATAATCGTCTCTTGCAATGTCTGCTTCTGTATTAATTTCGACATTATATACTCTTATCTGAGACAATTCTTCTTGCCCTAACTGAGTACAAAACACCGTCTTAACAGTTTCGGTTGCTTCATCAAGTTCAACCTTGATGCCATACCATAAATCCCATTCTGGACAGTATACGAGTTTGAAATCGACAACTTTATCCCATAAGTTTGTGAGTTTGCCGTCCACATATTTATTTAATGTAAATGTAAATTCAGATGTCTCAAGAAGGTCTTTCACATCAATGCTTTTAGCATCTACATCCAATTGTCCTAATTTGTTTCCATTACGATTTGCCAGCACTATCGAAGGTGGCTCTGGATTACCCATTAAATCAAATTTTAGATTAATAGCCATAATATCACCACCTTAAATACCAACTTTAACAATGGGTGAATACTTGATTTTGATAAAGCATGGGAGGGAGATAACTAAATCATTTCTGCTGTTATCGTAAGTATTCGCAATTCTAAAGAAAGTCCAGTTAAAATCGTTTTGTATAATGTGAGATGAATCAGAAGACCGAATAACAGGATAATCAAAAGTTATAACTTCATTGACTTTACAGTTGGCAATATAAGTTTCTCTGTTTTCCATAGCATTATGGATTCTCAAATCGCCGTCTTTTTTGATTGTAATTTCCATTTCAGGATAAATATATCCTTCTTCATAAGAAGTATCATTTAGAGAAGCCTTATAAACTTTGCCAAGTGTTACATATTGATAGCCGTCTGTATGAGCGCCTTCTATGATATTATCATTTTCATCAACTTTTCCTTGGGGATAAGCATTTTCGTCGGTCGAAGTGACATATCCGAGCATAGTAATCTCAGGGTCGGTCTGATATTTTTTCCAACCATAAACTTCCTTGCCTTCTTCACAAACAACATTAATTGTTCGTGGCTCTTTAAGGGCAAAGGGGCGATTGGTTTTTACTTCCAATTCAAAACCAAATAACTTACCGTCTATTTCGATTTTACTAATACCAAAGGCAGCCTCATAATAGAGGTCAATATGGCTTTCATCAAGGATTTTGAATTTTAAGAATTTTCGTCTGCCAAGCCATTTGGTGAGTTCTCTATGCTCTGATTCAGTTATTTCTTGAATACCACCATTACAAGAGTGTTTACATATTTGCAATGTGGTCTCCAGACAATCTTCATACTGAGTACTTATAAGGTTGTGTTTTAAACCGTACATAGTTGGAATTGTGTTAAATGTTATATCACAACCATCAGATACAGTTTCAAGTCCTTTGTCGCCAAAAGAACAGAGGATATAACCAAACTCGCTCAAACGCCTTTTGTCGCATTCGAAGTCGTATGCTTTCATAGCCTTCGTTCATCTCCTTTCTTTATAATTTTATCTATTTTAATAAGAGTTTAATTAACCACCATCTACCTCGGAATACGGTCTGATTCATTATACTCTTCATTTTTTTCAGTTCTAAAATAAGTTCTTTATATTCATTTTTTAATCGTTTTTGTTCTTTGAGATTTTCTGTCATTTCTTTTCTCATTGTTTCAATCGACATAATAAATTCATCTTTTTCCCTAAGCTTTTGCTCAAGTTTTTCATTTTTAAATTTTAAATCATCAATCTGTTCGGATTGACGAGTAATCATTTTCTGTTGAAACGCCAGTCTCTTTTCATATCTTTTATTCTTTTCATTCATTTTCTTGCACCTCATAAGTTAAAATAAGGTGCATTATTTGCACCTTTTACATAAGAGGGGAGTACAAAATCTGTATATTTTCATTGCATATTTTACACTCCCTATAACATCCATATATTTATAAATTTATTAGTTATAACGCTTTATTTAACATGACTAATCCAAATGCATTACTTAAAACCTCAGATACATCCTCATCATATTTAATACGGATGAGGCGTATATTATTTTCTTTGCAATAATCGTTTTTAATTTGGTCATGAAATTGCGTTAGTTGAAAAACTTCTTCGCCGCCCCAATATTCAATTGCTTGAAAATGTTGACGACCATCGTATTCTATGCAACAATTATAATCTGGTAAATAAAAATCAAAAGGTAATTGTTTTTTATCTTTACAATCTTCAAATCGTTTTTGAAACTCATATTTAAACCCAAAATCAAACAACCATTGTTTTATGCGTTGCTCTCCAGAACTTGCGGCACACTCTGGACATCCATAGCCAGCCAACATATTTGTCGGAAATGCCAGCCACTCATTGCCACACTGCAAACAACGATACAAAGTTTTCTTTCTGGCACTCACATAATCTCCGACTAATTCAATATGTGGACTAAGTGTTTTTAATATATCAATATGTTCCTTTTTTGTTTTTGAAGGATGCAAACGAAAACAACATTCTGGACAGCCCCTTCCTTTAAGTATATTATGCGGAGTTGCCAACCATTCATTTCCGCATTTTTTGCAACGATGCTTAATTTTTGTAAAAGAATTTTGATATTCTTCAATCACTTCAATATTTGGATTAATAAGAGCAACTTCAGATTTATAATGTTCATATGTTTTCTTCCTACGATGCACAATGCATTGTTTACATTCAATCCCATTTAACACATGGGCAGGTCTTATATCCCATTCAAACCCACATATTTTACAGCGATGTTTAATTTTTATATTGGCACCAATATATTGACCGATAACTTCAATATTCGGATTTTTTAATCCAGCTTCGACAACATATTCTTCGTGCGTTTTCTTTTTCAACATATCGGTCAACCTCCAATTATTAAATTTCACCACAAAGATTAGAGAGATGCATCGGTGTGCATCTCTCTAAAAAATCAAATTATTTTCTAATAGACTTATTTTTAGCCAAGGAACTGCCACCAGCAATTCTGTCAACAGTCATTGCCAATATCAATTTTTCAAACGATTTATCCTTCTGCATTTCGGACAGAAGTTGTTCGTAATTCTTAACATTGGGCATACTAAAGGTAATATTTTCAAAATGTTGCACAGTGTTATTGTTAACATTAGAATTATTAGGAACATTGGTAGCACCCAAATTCAAGTTATCCTTTATGAAGTCAGCAGGGGAGTTAGCCATATCCCAAATGTTGCTACTTGCAGCAGAAGTCAATACACTATCCCCTTTAGCAATAGGAGTAAGAATAGCGCCATCAGAAGGTCTTACAATGAACTCCTGACCATTTTCTTGAGTCCAAGCAATTTCATTGTCTAAGAAATTCTTCTTACCAGTTGCATACCCGCTAATCTGATTAAGTTTAAGCCAACCTAAATCACCACTGCCAAGCTTCTTGCCAGTACTAATATGATAGGGGTGAGTAGCCCAACTCTTCTTATTAATATTAGTGATATAAACTTGTTTGCCGTGATTTTTGGAGCCAGCGGGGGTCACGCCTTGCGAGTCATAATAATACTTGCCACTTAGGAACTTAACCTTGTCGCCAATTTTAACCTTGCCATCTCCGCCAGTGGTTTTGTTGCCACCAGAAGAGGGGGATGCCTTATTGGAACTACTACTATTTTTAGTCGGGTCTTTCTTGGCGGATGTGCTCGTTTTGTTCGCCGTCGTTTTCGTTTGTGCGTCTTTATCTACATCATCAACCATTCTACCAATATAAGTCTTTATATCTCCCAAGACTGAGTTGGTAGTAGTTTGCTTATCTTGAAAACCTTTACCATATAATTCCAATACGGATTTAGCATTGCCTTCATCAACACTCCAAATACCCTTCATAGCAGTAGAAAGAGTAGCGCCTACACTTTTTGCTTCGTTTTCAAGTGTAGTTTTAATTGTAACACCATTAGCCACTAATTCTTTGGCTATTGCACCCTCTGAACCCAAAGCGGTAGCAATAGTACCTTCTGCACCAGCAGCAATATTAACCGCATCAATCACTTGTGTAATAAGTGCGTTTGTATCATCAAGACGAGTGTTAAGAACATTTTCATACTCAAGAAAGAGTTCATCGAGAAGAGCGGATTGGTCTGCAATATACTTGTCATACTCTGTTTCCTGCAAATCTTGCTGCGCCGATTCCAACTCAACCTTTAACTTTTGAACAGTTGCACGAGTTTCTTCATCCGTAAAGCCTTCATAAGCGTGAAGCTGCTTTTGTAAAGAAGCAATATTTTCTGTTTGTTCTTGTACATTTTTCTGATAATCATAAAGGTCTTTCATGCTATCAAGTTCTTCATTGTGAAGGTCTATGCGTTCTTGAAGCGCCTCTAATTCTAAGTTTATGCCTTCTTCTACCAAATCTTTGATGGCTTGTTTTTCGTCTTCGGCGTTAAGAATTGCTTCTCGTTGTAAGTCAGCATATTCTTGACGCTTGTCCATAACATCTTTACTATATCCGTCAAGTTTACCAGACGCAATCTTATTATCAATCTCTTTAACTTTTGCGCCATAGTCATCTGCTTGATACATATAAGTATTATAGTTCTGACCGTGAAGACCCATCGTAGCCATACCCTTATCAGTTAACTTACCGCTGTCGTCAAAAAGTTTGTCGTAACTCATAAGGTCAATTAAGAAATTAGCTTCTTCTGCAACATCAGAAATGCGCTCTTGCATTAAGTCGAAAACTTCCCAATCTATATCACGCATTGCATTGTCGTACTCAATAAGAGCAGTGGTACCTTCTTCGATAGCCTGTGTAACCCCATCTATCTCAGCACACATGTTGTACCATTCTTCAGAATATTTTGTTATACCATTTGCTTCAGCTTTATCTCTCTCGGCAATCAATGCGGCTTGTTCCGCTCTTAATTGAGTCAATTCAGCGTTTTTATTATCTTTTAATGCTTGATAATAATCCTTACTTACAATATGACCTCTTGCTTCTGCTTGAGCAATATATTCATCAAGCATAGTTTCTGTGTGGTCAAAACCTTGAAGGATACCCTCATATTCAGATACAACATCATCAAAATATTTAGCATAAGCATCCATTTTTTCAGCCGTTAATTCAATAACGGCGTCTTCGGCTGCCAACGCTTTTTCATACCAATCTTGATATGCCTTTACCTTTTCAGCAAGTTTCTCGTCATCAATATCTTGAACATTAATTGTACCTTTTGCAATCTTTGTTAAGAAATCATTAGCAATGTCTGGGCGTGTATTACTAATATAAGATGACAAATCATTATAAGCACTCGAAGCCTTGCCACTATAGTAATTCTTTGCTTGTGTTTGTTTTGTAATTTCTTCACCAAGTTTGCCAATCTTTTCGCCAAGAGCAGATTCTCTGCTATCCCAAGACTTATAACTGCTATCTATCGTTTGCTCAAGATTGTTGATTGCTCGTTCAAGACGAGAAATTGCCACTTCAATCCAGTCAAAAGATTCTTCGAAACTATCAGTTCCAGATGCAAAAGCAGTACCAGAAGCAAATGCAGTACCATTGGCAAGCATTTTACCTCTTGGATTCGCACCTTTAATGCCACCATATTTAAAAAGAGATTCAGTTTGAGCAGCATTAAATATAATATCATTTTTTTTATAATGGAAGAATTGAGCACCTTCGTCACCGATAGTAAAAAATCTTCCATCTCTAACTACGAGTTCCAATTATATTTTCACTAATTCGCTACATTAGTGAGGGTCAATTAATAACCCCTCATACTTTCATATGAGTTTAGACTATATCTTTATGTGAAATTAAAAGTTTATTATCTAATATTATTCCAATCTTATCAATATCCCAATAAGGAATTCTCAATAGATTGATATTGTTTTCTTTACAATAATTATTTTTTATAGCATCATGTGCTTGTGTGTATGATAAATGTGAGTGAGTAAAATGACCTTGTTCGTAATGTTGTTTACCGTCAAATTCTATGAGCATATTATAATCGGGCAAATAAAAATCAAATGGAAGAGGTTTAATATCTCTACAGTCAGAAAACCATTTTTCTTGTTCAAATAAAATATGATTTGATTCCAGATAACTTCTGATTCGTCTTTCACCGATGCTTTCGGTATCCTTACAATTGTCGCACATTTGACCACCATGTTGAGTAAAAAGTACAAGGGAAGTAACAAATGGCGTTCCACAATAAGCACATTCAATGATTAGATTTCTTTCATTTAGATTAATATAATCTTCTTTATTTAAAAGTTTACCACCTAAAGCACTTATTCTTTCTTCTACTTCATCTGACAACAATCTATACTTTTCGCTTTTGGCATCAAAATTACATTCAGGACAACCACGCCCATTTATTAAATTTGAAATTCGCATTTTTTGTAAACCATGAACAGGGCATTTGTATACAATATAAGTTGTATTATTTATAATATCTGTCTTTTGAGTAATTAACTCATACCCCTTTTCCATACATGCATTTAACGCCTTTTGATATAAATCATTTTGCCGTTGTTTTAATGTTGTTAAGTTTTTCTTTTTTAATGCCAACACCCTACTACACTTATAACATTGACTGCCTTTTAAAATATTTTTGACTTTAGTTACATTTTCTCCGTGAATAGGACAAATATAAACAACTTCACTATCAACATTTTTTAAGTCTTCTTTTCTGGTGACAAGACTATAATTATAAAATTTACAAAATTCTAATATTTTAGAATACATATTTTCTTGTCTTTGTGCCAATGTGTTTTTTGCTTGTCTAATTGATGCACAACCTTGACAAACAGCCTCACCAAATTTAAGCATTGCTCTCGTATAATGACTATAATAAATGTCATACTCTTTTCCACAATGGTCACACACATTTGACAAAAGAATATTTGAATTTGGATGTAAGTCACATACAAAAACTTCAAACTCGTCATATAATTTTGTAAATGTATATCCTTTACTTTTATAATAATTTATATTTTTTGGATTCCAACTTACTATAACCTTTTGATTTTCATCAA